TGATTCACTTCCGCTTGTGGAATCCGAAGTCGCCGGTGTGGGGCATGGGTCCGCTGCAGGCCGCCATGATTGCTGCCGAGAGCGACTACGAGGCGAGCGTCTACAACCGCGCCTTCTTCAAGAACAGCGCGATCCCTGGTGGCATCATCGAAGTCCCCGAGCAGACGCAGCTCACCGAGAGCGAGTATCAGCGCATGCGGGAGCGCTGGACCGACATGCACGGCGGCTCGCGCAAAGCGTTTCGCACCGCGGTGCTCGAGGGCGGCGCGAAGTTCCAGGCCGTCTCGCTCACGCACAGCGACATGCAGTTCCTCCAACAGAAGAAGTGGAACCGCGAGGCGGTGTGTGCGTGCTTCCGCGTCCCCCCCACCGAGATCGGAATCTTCGACGCGGTACACAAGGCGACGGCGGAGGACACGCGCCGCGGGTACTGGGAGCAGACGCTGATCCCGCTGTGCAAGCTGATCGAGGACACGCTGCGCGCGCAGTTCTTCATACCGTTCGATGGCGAGAAGACGTGGCTCGCCTTCGATTTGTCGAAGGTCGAGGCGCTGCACGAGTCGGCGGATGCGAAGATCGAGCGCATCCAGAAGCTCTGGGCGATGGGCATGCCGTTCAATATGGCGTGCAAGCAGGTCGGCTACGAAGCCGATCCGATACCTGGCGGCGACATCGGATACCTTCCGCTCGGCGTCGTGCCTGCAACCGAGGCGGGCATGGTGCGCGAGGGGCCGGATACGCCGCCGGACCAGGACGAGGACCAGGACGCCGCACCGACCAAGGCGGCGCCTCCCGCGCACACCGCGGCGCTGCACACGCAGGCGCAGATAGACGACTGGCGGCACTTTGAGCGCTCGCTTCAGCCGAGCGACCGACGCTTCCGCGAGAGCATCAGCGCGTACCTCTCGCGCATTAAGAAGTGGCTCGCCGCCGAGCTCGACAAGTTCGACGCGCCGGGGGCGATCCCCGAGGACGCGCTCATGCTCGCGGCCAAATGGGACGACGAGCTCAAGAAGCTCGCGAATCGCCACTACCGCCGCGTTGCCGAGGTGGTCAAGCCGCAGGTCGAGGCGCGCATACGTCGCGCGGGCATCGACTTCGACCTGAACCTCAGCGACAAGCGACTCGTCGACTACATGGACGCCAAGACGATCAAGGTCGTCGAGATCAACGACACGATTCGCTCGGGCCTGCGTGACGCGCTCAAGGAAGGCGTTACCGAGAACCTCACGATGTCCGAGCTACAGGAATCGATCTTCTCGGTTATGCAGGACTCGCGCGCGCGGTCGTTGCGCATCGCACGTACCGAGACGACCAGCGCGGCCAACGGCACGGAATATGTCGCACACAACATCGCGGGGATCAAGACGCACCTATGGGTTGCCTCGCTCGACGAGGCAACGCGCGACTCGCACATCGCGTGCATGAAGCAGGGTCCGATTGCGGTTGGCAAGTCGTTCGAGAACGGCTGTCGTTTCCCTGGCGATCCGAAGGGCGACGCCGGGGAAGTGGTTAACTGTCGCTGCACCCTGGTTCCGGTGGACTGATGCCAACGAAGAACAGAATCAACATTGCTGTGGTCGGAACGCTGGTAGCGATGCTCGCGACATTCAGCGTCGCCGTCGGCGGCTACTACCAGACGTGCGAGCGCGTGACGCGTACCGCCGAGGAGCTTGTGAGCTTGCGCGTGCAGCACAGTGAGGACATTCGCGTGCTGCGCGAGCAGGCAGATGTGCGCTGGGAGAAGGTCAACGGTTTGCTCAGCGAACTGCTCACACGCGGCGTGCGTAACGAGACGAACATCAACACAATTTTGGAGCTGCTCCGCAAGCAGCGCGAGGTGAAGTAATGAGCGAAGAGAAGACTGCGGCTATTCCCGACGCGATCGAGTACCGCGACGAGCAGTGCTTGATGACGTGCGAGGTCAAGGCCGACGACGCGGCCTCGCGCGTGCGACGCTTTGTCGGCTCGACTGCCGTGCGCGATCGTTGCGGCGACGAGATCACCGTCGAGGGCTGGGACACCAAAAACTACACGAAGAATCCGGTGTTTCTCTGGGCGCACAACTACGGCGAGCTTCCCATCGGCAAGGCGGTCAACGTCGAGCGCACGGACAAGGCGCTCGTTTTCGATGTCGAGTTCGCGCCTGCCGAGGCGAACCCGAAGGCCGAACAGGTGCTCAAGCTCTACGACGGCGGCTATCTGCGCGCCGTCAGCGTCGGTTTCCGCAGCAAGGCGAGCGAGTGGATCGATCGCAACGAGGAAGAGGAGGCGAAGCGCGCGAAGAAAGAACCCGACGCGCCTATCGGGCGGCGCTTCACGAAGGTCGAGCTTCTCGAGCTCTCCGCCGTTCCGGTGCCGGCGAACCCCGATGCGCTCATGACTGCGCGTCGCAAGGGCCTCGAGATTCCCGACGCCAAGAACGTGTTTTACGTGCGCCTGGACGCTCCGGCGCAGACGAAGGATATCGCCAGCGACACTGCGGCGCGCGACGTAGCCGCCGCGAGTGAGGCGACGCAAGACGCGGCTCCTGCCGCGCCGACTACCGCCGCGGCTCCTGTCGAGGAGGCGCGCTGCGAACGGGAAACGCCAGCGACGGGTGGCACCGTCGCGCCTGTAACGCAGCCGTCGGCCGAGGAGAAAGCGACGGAGGAGGCGGAGTTGGAGTACGCCGATGCGCTGATCGCCGAGCTGGCGAAGAGGCTTACTGACATTGAAAGGGCAATCGAATGCCTGACAAGATGAACATGGACGACCTCGTCGCGAAGATGGATGCGACGCAGGCGAAGCTCGACGCGCTGATCGAAGCGAAGCAGCGCGAGGAGCAGGCGAAGGCCGCCGAGGCGGCGAGCAAGATCCAGGTCAATGGCCGCGTCCCGGCCGAGGCTGGGGATCCCGAGACGCGCATGTTCGAGGAGCGTGTGCGCAAGGCTATGGAGAAGTCGCCGCGGCAGATCCGCAAGGACGAGTTCTCGCTGTGGCGGTTCCTTCAGGCGCAGCTCTCGCACGACTGGAGCGAGGCGAAGTACGAGCGGTACTGCATGGACCTGACGAAGAAGAACCTCGCCGGTCTGGAGCAGAAGGCGCTCGGCTGGGTTTCCGGTTCGAGCGGCGGCTACTGGGTGGCTGCCGAGTTCCTGCCGGAGGAGTTCATCAACTACTACGCCGCGAACATCGTGTGCCGCAAGGCGGGCTGCCGCACGCTGCAGCCGACGGGCGCGCCGGTGCAGATCCCGAAGGTGACGGCCGGTGCGACGGCGTACTGGGTCGGACAGAACTCCAACATCACGGCGTCTGACCAGACCCCGAACCAGCTCACGATGTACCCGAAGTTCTGCGTGGCTCGTACGCAGATCAGCGAGTTCCTCGCGCAGTCGAGCGAGGGCGTGGCCGAGAACATCGTCCGTGAAGACCTCGCGCGCGTTCTTGCGCTCGCGGTCGACGACGCGATGCTCGAAGGCAACCTCGCGACGGCGACGCCGAACATCATCGAGGGCATGGCGAACACGGCCAGCATCCAGAACGTCGACATCGGGACGAACGGCGGCGCGCTGACGATGGCCAAGCTGTACGACATGAAGTACGCGCTCGACCTGTACAACGTGCCGGAAGAGGGCCGCGTGTGGCTCATGCACCCGAGGACGAAGAACGGCGTCGACCAGTTCCTCGTCAACGCCGAGACGCAGCACTACGTGTTCGGTCAGAACGCCGAGCTCGGTCCGCGCAACATGCTGATCGGCTACCCGGTGTTCACGAGCACGCAGCTCGCGATCAACCTGAGCAAGGGCGGCGGCACCGAGGGTGGCGTCAACCTGGCTCGCCTGTTCTTGGTGAACATCAAGGACATCATCCTCGCCGAGTGGGGCGGCATTGGCCTCAAGGCGACGGACGTGGGCGGCAACGCCTGGGCGCAGAACGCGATCGAGGTCAAGGCGACTGCTGCGGTGGACATGGGCGTCCGCAACAGCACCAGCATCGTCATGATCGACGACAGCAGGACGTAACCTCTCGTGGTCCTGGTGTGCGGCGCCTGGTGCGTGGACTGCTGGGCGCCGCACGCCGGCGACTACCTGAACTCGCAAGGATGACAAGACGATGGAAACGAAGCGCTGGAGAGTACGCGGTCCGAAGTATGTGTACCGGCGCGAGGACGGCAGTTACCTCGGGCCTGGCGCGGTATTCGAGGCGACCGACGCCGAGGTACGCGGTCAGGAGCACAAGCTCGAGGTCGTGGACGAATGGACTGCGCCGGAGCTTCCGCCGCGTGCAGCACCGAGTGAGCCGGAGGCCGATGCGCGTAAGCCGCGGCGCGCGCGCGTGCATCGCGATCGCATGATGGTCCAGGCGCCCGAGAGCACGGTGATGCAATGATCGATCTCTGTCAGCTCGCAGCGGTCAAGGCGCTCGTCGGCATCGAGGACGAGGTCACTACCGAAGACGCGACGCTGACGCACATCATCACGGCGGTTTCGGCGCAGTTGCAGCGCTACCTGAATCGCTGGATCGAGGCGACGAGCTACACCGAGTACTTCGACGTGCACGACGACGCCGAGGTATTCTCGGTGCATGCGTATCCGATCACCGCGCTGACGAGCGTCAAGAACGCCGTCGACTGGACCTGGTCGGCCACGTCGTCTATCTCGACGACGTACACGAACTACAACGCGCATGACGGCCTCGTGTACGTCTACGGCCAGCAGCTCGTCGAGGGCTACGGCGCGTTGCAGATCGTCTACACCGGCGGCATGGCGGCGAACACCGACGAGCTCGTCAGCGGCGAGTACGCGGATATCGCGCTGGCCTGCGAGCAGCAGGTCATCGCGGTCTGGCGCAACAAGTCGGCGTTCGGCGTCGGCAGTGCCGGCGGCGGGAACGCGACGGCGCAGTACAACGGCGTGAAGCTCCTCGACTCGGTGCGCGACATTCTTGACCAGCATCGGAGGCGGATCATTGTCTGAGCGGCAGTCGAACATCCAGATCGCGCGCGATGTCTTCAAGCGCACGATGACGCGCATCCGTGCGAGCGTGAAGCGCAGCGTCGGTGCGAACTTCGGCGCTTGGGGCCGATTCGTCGCCGGTGCATACCGCATGCGCGTCAAGACGCTCACGCGCACGCGCAGCGGCAAGCTGTCGCAGAGCTTCAAGTTCGTGCAGCGCGGGCTTGGGAAGGACACCGAGGGCACGTTCTTTACCAACTCGAAGTACGCGAAGCTGCACGAGTTCGGCGGCAAGGTCGTGCCGCGCACGCGCAAGTTCCTGGCGATACCGATCGAGGGCTCGCCGGCAATGACGAAGGCTGGCGTCGGGCGGTACGGGTTCTCGCTCTACAACACGCTGCCGAAGGGGTATTCGTTCTTCTTCGTCGGCAACGCGCGCGGCGGCGTGCTCATGGGCCGCAAGAAGGGCAAGCGCGGCGCGATTGCCGAGGCGTGGTATCGGCTCGTGCGCAGTGTGCGTATCCGGCCGCGCCTGGGGTTCCGCACGTACATCAAGGACGCGGTCAAGGACTTGCGGCGGCATCTCGCGGAGAGTACGCAGGAGGCTATCCGTGGCCGATAGCGCACGCACGAGCATTATCGCGAACATCGTCTCGACGATTGCAGCTATTACGCACGGCGCGACGTACTCGCGCACCGTGCGCACCTGCTCGCGCAACGTGCGAAACATCGCCGAGATCCCGCTCTACGACGCCGTCTGGGTCGAGCGCACCAACGAGGTGAAGTCGTCGCTCGCCTACAACGTCACGACGTGCACGCTCACGGTCACGCTCGGCGCGGTCGTGCAGGACTACAAGCACCTCGGCGAGGCGGTCGACGCTATCGCTGCGGACATCGACAAGGCGCTTGCCGTGGACATTACCCGCGGCGGCAAGGCGCTCGATACGCGCGTGGTGCGTGTCGAGGAGTATGTGCTCGAGACGCAGGAGCCGCTCGCCGGCGTGCTCCTGGACGTGGAAGTAACGTATCGGCATCGCGACGGCGATCCGTACACGGCTTGCTAACAGGAGAGAAGAACCATGGCTGCACCGCTCTACAGAATCCGGCAACTGGCCGCGAAGGTCGAAACGGTGGCCGGGAGCGCCGAGTCGCTAGCGAATAGCGATGCGGGCATCCTGGTCGAAGACGTGCGCTTCAAGCTCGACGCGCCGGAGCTCGCGCGCAATCCGCTGCGCGCGTCGCTGTCGCGCTACAAGAGCATCGCCGGGCCGCGTACCGGCACGGTGACGTTCCGGTGCGAGCTCAAGGGCTCGGGCACCGCCGTCACGCCGCCGGCCATCGGCAAGTACATCCAGGCGTGCGGGTTCGACGAGACGGTCGAAACCGACAACGTGCTCTACACGCTGACGAGCACCGACACGGCGATCCCGACGCTGACGATGGCGATGTACAACGACGATACGCGCTGGCTCATGTACGGCGCGCGCGGGAACGTTTCGTTCGAGGGCACGGCGAACCAGATCGTGTATGCGAACTTCACGTTCACGGGCATCTACTCCGAGTTCACCGCGGTCGCGAAGCTCACCAGCGTGACGTACGAGTCGACGATACCGCCGGTGTTTCGCAACACGTCGACCACGTTCAACTTCGGCACGAGCTACAGCACGGGGTGCTTCTCGCGCTGGACGCTCGACATGGGCAACGAGGTCATGGTGCGCGAGAACGCGAACGCGGCGAACGGCCTTTCGTACGCGCGCATCGCGTCGCGCGATCCGGGCGGGACGTTCGACATCGATATTCCGGCGCCGGACTTGGACACCGCGCCGGACGTGACGCCGAACTTCGTGACGAACTGGCTCACGCCGACCACCGGCTCGCTGGCGATGGTTATCGGCTCGGCGGCCGGGAACCGCATCGCGATTGCGGCGCCGGCGCTCCAGGTCGTCGACATCGCCGACGGCGACCGCGGCGGCGTCTCGGTGCACGACCTGACGTACAAGCTGCGGCTGAGCTCGACTGACAACGACGAGCTCACCATCAACTTCTATTGATCGGAGGTCCGGGATGATAGCGCTGAGTGCGCGAGAGGAGTGGACGTACACGCTCGCCGAGGAGCGCGGCGTCGAGGGCGCGACGGTGTGGCGGCTGCGGCCGCTGACGCTGCGCGAGCGCAACGAGGTCGAGGATCTGATCGGCGCCTCGGCGAACACGCGAGGCTATCCGTACGGCACCGTCAATACGAAGGTGCTGCGCGGTGGCCTGGCGGGCTGGGAGGGCATTCGCGACGCCAACGGCGCGGAGGTGCGTTTCGCGGTAGACCGGGATGGCAAGGTCCGCGAGGACTTGCTCGAGAGGCTGCCGAGTCCGGTGTGCATGGAGCTGGCGACGGAGATCCTGACGCGGACGACGATGTCATCCGCAGACAGAAAAAACTGATCGTCGCCGCGGCGGTCGTCGAGGGCGTGGTCCCGCGGCGGTCGTGTGCGGCGTGCGACGAGGCGCGAAGGCGCGAGTACGGATGCGAGAGCGACACGGAGCGACAAGAGCACTGGCTGCGGCTCGAGGGCGGCGAAGTCGTCAAGCGCTGTCCGTACGCGCTCGCCGGGCCGCGGGAGTATCGCTGCGTGCAGTACGCGGGTCTGATCGAGTCCGGGATACTGCCGGACGCCGGCGGGTGGCTGGACCAGGCGGCGGCGTTCACCGATGCGGCGGCGGTAGCGCTGAGCGCTCGGCGGGACTTCGCGAGGAGCAAGACCGATGACAGACGCTGAACTCGCCATCGTCGTCAAGCTCAAGGACATGTTCAGCAAGCAACTGGACTCCATTGTCGCCAACACCGACAAGAGCGCGAAGAAAATGGAGTCGGCTTGGACGAAGTTCTCCGGCTCGATCACCGCCGCGAAGGTCGCCGTTGCCGGCTGGGTCACCGGGCAGGCAGCGCGGTTCATTCAAAGCACCGTGCAGATGATCGCGCAGGTAGACCGCGCGAACACGGCGTTCGGCGCGATGTCGAAGCGCATCGGCATGGACGTGACCTCGGCGATGAACCGCATGCGCGAGGCGTCGAGCGGCGCGGCGAGCAACCTCGACCTCATGGCCTCGGCAAACAAGGCCATCATGCTCGGGGCCGTGAAGACCGGCGACGAGCTCGAGAAGCTCGTGATGTACGGCACCAAGCTCGGCAACGCAATGGGCTTGAGCGCAGCGCAAGGCATCGAGTACTTCACCACCGGACTTGCGCGGCAGAGCGCGGCCATTCTCGACAACGTCGGATTGATCGTTGACCTCGAAGGCGAATACAAGCGGCTCGGGAAGACGGCAGACCAGCTCACCGAAGACGAACGCAGGAGCATCTTCTCGTCGGTAGTCTGGAACAAAGCGGCCGAGTCCGTGCGCGCGCTCGGCACGCAGACGGCAACCGCGGCAGTGGCAGCCGACCGGCTCAGCGCGTCGTGGGACAATATGGTGTCCTCGCTGCTCTCGATCGCGTCGGGGCCTGCGGCGACCGTGCTTGACACGCTGGCGGACTTTCTCCAAGACCGCGTAGGCATCGTGAGCCTCAAGGAACGGCTCGCAAAGAGCGAGCGATCGATCGAGGGCCAGTACAGCGGCGAGGCGCAGCAGCTAGCCGGGACGATAAATCCGTACGTTGCGCCGAACGTCAGCGGGTTATCGCTCGAGGAGTTGGTAGCGAAAGAGCAAGAGCGGGCGCGCATTCGCGGCGGCACCAAGATCGGCAGCGCGATAGCCAAGGGCAATGCGGCAGCCGCGGCCACGAAAGAGCGCGGCATGGCCTGGGCGGCAGCGCAAGACGCCGCGGCCGGCATGTACTCCGAGACAAACGAGAACGCGATCGTGCAGCGCGAGTCTGCGTTCCTGCAGCGCCTGAGCGCGGTGTGGGCCGACATGGTAGCGCAGTCACAGCGCGTGTGGGATGCCATGGGCGAGGGCGTGAAAGAGTATTACGCCATGGTGTCCAACACCATGCTCAACGTCAAGTCGACGGTGATACGTGGGTTTCAAGACCTCGAAGTCACGCTCGGCGATGTCTTCTTCGACATGATGATGGGCAAGATGAAGTCCTTCAAGGACTACCTGCGCGCGTTCGTGCAGGACATCGGCCGCACGATATCGCAGCTTATGGCGCGGCAAGCTGTGGCGCAGATCATTGCGGCCGGCGGCGCTGCGTTCGGCTCGGTGTTCGGCGGAAGCTCTACGAGCGGCGACATCGATACGCGCCTCGGGCCGAAAGACATGGGCGGCAATATCGATCTCGCCGCTGCAGGCGGTATCACGTCGGGCCTGACGCTGGCCGGCGAGGCCGGGCCGGAAGCCGTCGTGCCGCTGCCGGGCTCGCGCTCGATTCCCGTGCAGTTCACTGGCGGCGGGCGCGGCGGCAACGTCACGTACATCATCAACGCAATTGATACGCAGTCCTTCGCCGCGGCGCTCGCGGGCAACAAAGCGACGATTCACCGCATGGTGACTGAGGGCCTCGGCGCGGATACGCAACTGCGCGCGGCAGTGAGGGCGGTGTGAGATGGCAACATTCCCGCTGACGCCAGAATTCTCCTACGTCGTCGTGCCGCAGTTCTCGACGCTGTCGACGCGATTCGAGTCGGGCCACGTGCAACTGCGCGCGAAGATCGCCAAGCCACGGCGGTCGTGGAAGCTGCAATGGAAGATCGCCACGCCTGACGAGGCCGAGCAGCTCAACGCCTTCTATTGCGAGATGGTCGGCGCGGCGGGGACGTTCGACTACGTGCCGTCCGATCCGATACCGCGCCCGTACAGCGCGCCGACGATGGGCAGCTCGACGAGCGGTGCGCTGGGCTCGCGCACGCGCTACGCGAAGTTCTCTTGGGCCGACGCGAGCAACGAGACGACGCCGAGCGTCGGCTACGGCACGCTCGCCATCGGCGCCAACAACGTCCTCACGGTTACGGTGCCGACGTTTCCGACGAACGTCACGAAGGCATGGGTGTACGTCGGCGCCACGTCGGCGGTGCTCTGCCGGCAGGCTACCGCGATTACCACGAGCGCGGGGACGTGGACTGAGCCGGACGAGGGATACGATACCGGCGGCGCGTCGCCGCTGACGACGAACGCGCTCACCGAGACGGTATCGGTGCACTTCGCCGAGGACTCGCTCGAGATCGTCCAGAACTCGGCGTATGCGTACTCGATGGCCTGCACGCTGGAGGAGTTGCTTTGAAGACTCTGACGGCTGCGCTCATCATCGAGAAGAACAAGCTGGCGAACACGTCGCCGTGGATTACGCTGCTGCGCGTCACGCTGGCCGACGCGACGATTCTCAAGCTCGCCGCCTACCCGAGCGACGTGACGTTCAACAGCGAGACGTACACCGCATGTCCGTGCGTCATCGAGCCGATAGGCGAGGTGGCGAGCGGGAACATCGGCACGCTGCGTGTCGCCGTCGCCAACGTCAACCGGCTCATATCGAGCTACCTCGAAACCAACGACCTGCTCGGCAACGCGGTCACTGTGCGCGTCGTGCATGCGTCGCACTTGAGCAGCAGCACGGACAAGATCGATTTCGCGTACCGCATCAATCGCGTCATCGTCACCGACGAGGTGGCGACGTTCGAGCTCGGGCACGAGGACTTGATGCGGCTGCAGATTCCGCGCCAGCGCTTTCTGCGCGGCCGCTGCCGCTGGGTCTACGGCGATACGCGGTGCTGCTACCCGGATGACGAATTCGGAGCGACGACGAAACAGACGCTACGCGACGAGCGCGCGAGCGGCGGGCCGTTCGAGAAGCTCCAGGGCTGGTACGTCGCCAACGCGCACGAATGCGCTGCGCTCGACATCGGCGTTACCGCCGACGGCTATTTGACGAGCACGAACAACACCGGCGCCGTCAAGGAGTGGTACGACAGCAAGACGGATACCGCGTTTGCTTACCGGGTCGTCAACGGCGATATCGACGCCGAGACGCTGCTCGTCAATACCGCGTTCACGGCCGAGGGCCTGGCGGCGCACTTCGTCTTGCAGTCCTCGACGCTGGCCGAGGACTGGGTATCGATCTGCTGGTATCTCTCGGGCGAGACGCAGGGCGCGACGGTGCTCGTGCTCTCGACCAACGGCGAGACGGCGGGGACGACGCTCGTTGCCACGTCGACGACCTGGTATCGGTACGCGCGTATCGTGCGTACGGGCAACGTGGTGACGTGCTACGGCAAGGTGGCGGCGGGAGACTCGTGGACCTCGCTCGGTAGCGTCACGCGGGCGGATATCGGCTCACCGGCGCGAATAGGGTTCACGAGCTGCGCGCGGCTCGACACGACGGCCGCAACGGCGGTGCAGTGGGACTACCTGCACGTCACCGCGGGCGGCATTTCGAGCTGCGACTACACGCTCGACGGCGCGAACGGGTGCCGCGCGCACCAGAACGCGCTCAACTACGGCGGGTTTCCGGCGATTCCGAGCGGGAGGTTGTATGGCGTGTGACGACCTCGTCGGTATTCCGTTCAGGTATGGCGGTCGCGGCGCAGACGGTATGGACTGCTGGGGCGTGGTCGTCGAGGCGTTTCGCCGCCTGGGGCTCGGCATCGAGGACGTGCCGGCGTACGGCGAGGTGCTCGCGACCGACAACAATCCGGTGTTCGACACCGAGCGGACTGCGTGCTGGCATGCGGTACAGCCGCCGTACGAGCCGTACGACGTGCTACTATTCGCCGACGGGTGCTGCGGCGCCGCGGCAACGCACTGCGCGCTCTGGCTGGGCCGAGGCCGCATGCTGCACGCGATAGAGCGGCTTGGGGTAATCGTTTCACCGCTGCGGCATTTCCGCAAGAGGTTGGTCGGGGCGTATCGGCACGAGGGCTTGCAATGCCACGCATAGTCTACGTGCCGAACATCATGGAGCCGCACAAGCGGGAGATCCTCGAATGCCGCGTCGGCTACCCGGTTGCGCGGATCCTGCCGGAGTACTTGGACTTCAAGCGTTGCGTCTGCATTCACCGCGGCAAGACAGAGCAGATCGATCTTTTCAAGTTCAAGTTCGAGGACGAGTTCGACGAGCTCGTCGTCCGCGTCGTACCGCAAGGCATCGGCGAGGCGATATTCGGTATCTCGGCGGCGATCGCGAAGGCTGGCGGCGTGGCGCTCGCCATAAAGGCGGGCACTGTATCGATATGGGCCGTGATCGGCGCGGCGGCGATCAATATCGCGGTTGCGGCCGCGGCGTCGATTGCTATCGGCCAGCTCGTCAATCTGCTCCTGCCGGCGCCGAAGACGCGCAACTCGGGCTACGAAGGTGAGTCCACTCCGAACTACGGATGGGACGGCATCCAGAACACGAACCAGAACGGCATGCCGATCCAGATCGTCTACGGCAAGCACAAGGTCGCCGGGCAGTACCTCGCCACCTACACCGACGCCGAAGACGACGGCACGAGCACGCTCTCGATGCTCGTCGGCTTGTGCGCCGGGCCGATATCCGCAATCAACGGCTACACGAGCGACCAGACGGCGCTTGCGGCGTCGGCCAGCGGCGCGGGCCTGAAGGTCGATGGCAACGCCGGGACGCTGTTCAACGGCATGACGGTGTCGTACCGTCGTGGCGCATTCGAGCAGGCGCTGATCCCCGGCTTTGCCGACGTGGTCACGCAGTACGACGTATCGCAGGAGGTCGACCTCATCGGTACGTCCGGCCTCGGGTACGTCTACACGACGACGACCGACGTGCAGGCAGCCGAGGTCATGCTCGCATTCCCGAGCGGCCTGTATCGCATGAGCGATCGCGGGGCGATGTTGCAGTACGACTGCACGTTGCGCTTCCGCTACCGCGAGGACAACAGCTCGTCGTCCTGGTCGGCGGTATCGACGGAGACGTACTCGGCCAAGACGCGCTCGCGCTGGAACGCCTCGCACCGCATCGACTTCCCGCACCACGGCAAGTACCAGATCGAGGTGGCGCGCGTCACAGAGGCCGATACGTCGCTCACGTCTTCGGCGTCGTACGTCACCGGAGTGAAGGAGGTCGAGTACGACGACATCGCGTATCGCGGCGTCGCGCTCGTCGGCATCAAGGCCGTAGCGAGCGAGCAGCTCAACGGTCGCTTGCCGGGCGTCACCAGCATCGTGCACGGCAAGAAGGTCGTCGTCTACCACCCGGACGACGACTTCGGCGCGGATACCGAGCAGACGATATCCGCAGACGGTGAAGCGCTCTGGGGCTGGAATGCCGAGAACGTTGCGAAGGCCGATTCGATTGCGACGAACGAATACGCGGCGCACACGCTGTCGGTGCTGCACGGCGCCGCAACGAGCGACTGGGACGGCTCGACGGTGACGGCGCCGCTCGTCTACAAGGAGATCGCCGGTAACTTCGACGTGCGCGTACGGGCGCAGATGGCGGGCACGACCGACGCCGGCGACGCCGTCGGCCTGGTATGCCGGTCGCAGGACGACGCGACGGACTGGATTGCCATCGTGCTGGAACACGACGGCAGCGACGCGCACTGGGCGGTGCGCGACACCACCAATGGCTCGACGACCAACTACCTCGATACCGACACGCTGACGACCGATACGTACCTGCGGCTCGTGCGCTCCGGCTCGACGTACACCGCGTACACGTCGGCCAACGGCACGTCGTGGACCGAGCGCGCCGAGGTGACGCACGCCGGGATCTCCGCAACGGTAGACCTCGGCCTCGTGACGTACTCCGACACGTCGACGGCGGGGACGCACCGCGCGACGTTCAGCGTGTTCTCGTTCGAGGACTCGACGGCGTACTCGACGGAGTGCAGCAGCAATCCCGCGTGGGTGATCTACGACCTGCTCACCGATACGCACTACGGCATCGGGTCGTACGTCGACACGACGCAGATCGATACGGACTCCTTCATCGATTTCGCGGACTACTGCAACACGCTGGTCAGCGACGGCGACAACGGCACGCACCGGAGGCATCGGTTCGACGGCGTCATCGACGCGCAGCGCGGCGCGTGGGAGACGGTCAACCGCATCGCGGAGAACTCGCGCGCGGCGGTGCTCAAGCAGGCGGACAAGATCCGCATGCTCTGGCAGGCGGCGAGTACCGCGGTGCAGCTCTTCGCGATGTCGAACATCAAGGCGGGCTCGTGGTCGCAGGTCTACCAGTCGCCGGAGAGCGGCGGCAACTATTGGGAGGTGCAGTTTCTTAACGACGCGAACGATTACGAGCAGGACTACGCGACGTACATCGATTCGGCAATTCCGTCCGGCGAGCCGTATCGGCGCGAGACGGTATCGGCGTACGGCATCACGCGGCAGGCCGAGGCGATCCGCAAGGCGATGTGGCACTGCAAGGCCAACCGCTACCTCAAGCACGTCGTCTCGTTCGAGACGGGCCTTGACGCGATCGCGTGCGAGCCGGGGGACCGGATCGAGATCCAGCACGACGTGCCGCAATGGGGCCACGGCGGCCGCGTGGTGAGCAGCGAGAACACTTCTGTGGTGCTCGACAAGAGCGTCACGCTCGCGGCGGGCTCGACGTACCAGGTCATGGTGCGGCATTCGGCAGACGACAGCATCGAGACGCGTACGATTCAGGACGTTGCCGGAACGTACTACACGCTGACCGTTCTGCCGGCATGGACGAGCAATCCAGCGGCGGATGACGTGTGGGCCGTCGGCGTGTCGAGCATCGTCACGAAGCCGTTCGTGGTGTCGAGCATCAAGCGCAGCGGCGACCTCGAGTGCGCGATCGAGGCAATCGAGTACGTCGAGGATGCGTACGACGACGAGATCGATACCATCGAGCAGAGCTCGTACACCGGGCTCGTCGATCCGCGGACGATGCCGGACGAGGTCACTGGCCTCAGAGCAACCGAGCGGGCGCAGATCCTCAACGACGGCACGATTCGCAATGTCATCGACGTGACGTACGGGCTGCCGACCGGCGCGACGCGCTCCAACGTGTACTGGCGCGAGCACGGCCTTACCGCGTGGGAGCAGGCCGGGCGACCGTACGGGACGCAGTATACGATCGAGAGCGGCGTTGCGCACGGTATCACCTACGACGTGTGCGTAGCGGCAGTGAGCACGTACGGCGTGCATCGTGCGCCGGATGCGTGCAGTTACGTCACGCTCACCGTCGTCGGCAAGACGACGCCGCCGAGCAACGTCTCCGGCCTGGTCGTCACGCTCGTCGGCGACCGCATCTATATGCGCTGGGACGCAGTCACCGACGCCGACCTCGGCGGCTACGAGATCCGCTACGGCGCGAGCACGTGGGAGACGTGCACGATACTCGGGCAGAGCGCGAAGAACGAATACAACTGCCTCAACGTCGCCGGCGGGATTGAGACGTACTACCAGGTCAAAGCGTACAACACGAGCGGCATCTACTCGACAACCGCCGCGTGGGTGCTCGAGACGCTGCCGGAGAGATACGGGGAGAATCTCATCGTCGAGCGCGACGAGGTCGTCGAGGGCTGGGACGGGACGAAGGTGGATACCGAGGTCGACGGCTCGACGCACCTCGTGATCGACCAGACGCAGACGGCGCCGGCGCTGACCGGCACCTACGAAACGCCGGTAATTGACTGCGGCGCGAGCGTGCGGCCGCTCGTCTCGGTCATGACCAAGATATCGCAGTCCTACGCCGGGCTGACGTGGGCCGGCGCGACGTTCACATGGGGCAGCGCAACGGCGCAGGCGATGACGTGGGGCGGGCCTGCGGGCGAGTCGCACATCGCGGCCACGCTGCAATTCCGTTACGGCGACGCGCTCGATACCGCCGGCAACGTCGACGGGACGTACGCGACATTTCAGGTCGGCGAGTACAGCGGGCGGTACTTCCAATTCAAGCTGTCGCTCACCGTCGACAGCACCGAGTACAACGCCGTCGTCGAGGAGATGGTAACGAAGATCGACGTGCCGGACCTGCTCTGCAGCGCGACGAACGTTGCGATTGCGGGGACGGGGACGACCACGATTACGTTCACGACGGCGGCGCCGGGGTTCTCGGGGTTCCACGTGGCGCCCGACTTCGTAGCGGTGCCGTACAACCCGAGCGCGCCGGGCGACTTCGTGCGCGTGGACGCGGTGAGCGCAACGACGGCGACCGTGCGCCATTACAACGCCGCTGGGTCGCAGACCGCCGGGGCGTGCAACTTCATTGCAAAGGGGTACTGATATGAGTCAGATATGGATCCCGAACACGTCGGCAGAGCTCGACAGCGACGACACGCTCTCGGACTCGCGCGGATACATCAACGACGCGCTCGAGGCGCTGCGGTCCTCGTGGTCGGGGACGGGCACGCCGAGCTCGCCGGTGGCCGGGCAGCTTTTCTACAGCACGGATTCCAAGCTCCTATGCATCTATGACGGCGCGTCATGGTATGCCATCGGTTCGGTGACCTCGAATCGCCTCGGCCTGCTCCCGCGCTCGGCTGGCGCGTCGTTCCCGCTGACCGGGGACCTGTACGTCGGCAATGCGTATCTCAAGCAAGTGGCGACGCCGGTAGACAGCACGGATGGCGCCAACAAGTACTACGTCGATACGTACGCGCTGCTGAAGACTGGCGGCACGCTGACCGGCGGCATCGCGATGGGCGCGAACGATATCACCATGGACCACAACCCGACGCTGGCGACGCACCTCGCGCGCAAAGCGTACGTGGACCTCTTCCTGCCGCTGGCGGGCGGGACGATGGCGGGCAACATCGCCATGGGCGGCTACAAGCTCACCGGCTTGGCGGCGGGGACCGCGGGGAGCAACGACTCGTGCCGCATGGCCGAGTTCACCGCGGCGTTGGATCCGAGCACGGGGCACGACCACGACGGCAGTGACAGCAAGAAGGTGCTGGCCGCGAATCTCGACACGACGGGCTCGGCTGCTGACATCGTAGTCACCGCGAACGGTAGCGGTGGTGTTACGTTGCGGTCCTTCTTGCCGATCACAGGCGCCGCGATCGCGCACGAAACCGTGTTGACCAACGCTGGGTATTCTACGGTCTGTACTACTGGCAATATGGCGCTTGCGTCGGGCCGTAAGGTGTTGGTCGTCGTGAGTGGGTTCGGCGTAGCGACCTCAACGGGCGAGGGAAGCTTCAAGATCCAGCGCATTGCCGGAGGCACCACTGATATCGTTGCGGCGGTTGCGATGCATGGCGGGTGGTGCGGCTACGCATACATAGACACGACGGCAGGAGCTGCGACTCATAACTATCGGCTCGTGGCGACGTGGTCGACCGCAGAGGGCGGGACGTTGCATAACGCATCAATCTGCGCGTTTGAGGTGCAGTAATGGACACGATCAAGCTCTGGACCAGCGACTACGGTCAGATATTGCGATGCCGCACGTACGCGACGGATATTGCGAGCGCCACCGTTTATATCGAACTCAAGAAACTCGGCGCGACTACGAAAAAGCAGATTATCGCCAGCGCGGTTACTGGCGACACTGACGACGAAGGCGACGCATGCTATTCGGTCGAGGTGACAATCCCACAGGCGTTTCTCTCTGACATGACTGGCACATGGCTCGGTGCCGTGGTGGCCTACTATCCGACGAAGACGATCAGCTCCGTCGAGACGTTCACTCTAATAGTGTCGGCTAGACCGACGGCGTAACACAGGAGGAGGTAGTTATGGCGAGTGGAGCCTACACGGCAGGACTCAAGGCAATCATGGATGGTACGATTCATTGGGAGGCGCCGGAAACCGAGAGCGATACCATCAAGGTGATGCTCCTGTCGACGACGACCGCGTATACGTACGATCCCGATCATGTGTATGTGGACGCGGGCGGCGCAGCCGATCCCGTCGACGCAGAAACCAACGTCAGCGGATACGATCGCGGCTGGGGCGAGGCAGGGCGCAAAGCGCTGGCGACGCGCACGATGACGGTCAACAACACGAACAACACTATCACGTTCGACGCTACCGATCCGACCGCGTGGACGTTGGCGGCAGGCGAGACTGTCGCGGCTGCCGTCATCATCAAGGAAGGAGCCGCAAACGACACGACGAGTCAGCTGCTGTTCTACGTCGACTTTACCGACACCGCCACCAACGGCGGCACCTTCACGCTGTCGTTCAACGCCAGCGGTATCGCAGTGGTCACGGTCTGAGTAGGAGCATACGCCATGAGACAGAGATTCAACGCACTAGTGGCGACGTTGCTGATTACGGCAATGGTGTTTGCCTCCGGGCATACCGGTACGCTCGGCGATCCAGACATCATGTATCAGTCGGCGACAACGGCGATCGAGTTCAGCGACGCATATACCTCGTTGGGCCTCGCGGTATCTCGCATCGATGTCAGGATCACGACGACTGCCGGAGCGGACGTAGTGTCTTGGAGCGCAACCTCGGGGTGGACTATCTCGGGTGGGTACTATCACCTTCCGTGGTATACGCAGGCATCGGCGCTCAGCAACGCAACGTACATCGTCTATATGCGAGTGTGGGACAACGCGGGGAACACGAGCGCGTGGAGCGAAGCGTTTTATGTCGTGCGCGCGTGGAGCTCTCTCGCCGCGCCGAGTGGCATGAGGACTACGTCCTAGACTAGAAGTGAAGAAGAGGAAAGTATATGGCTACGTGGTACGTCTCAAGCGTTACCGGCGATGATGCGAGAAACGAAGCAACGGCGCAATCCGCGTCAACTCCGTGGCTCACCATACAGAAGGCGTTCGATACCGCCAATTCTGGCGCAGGCTTGAACGCCGGCGATGTCGTCTGGGTGTCTCCCGGCGCGTATCGTCACGATGCCGCCGAGCTCGACGTGAAGACCAACGGTACGCTTGAGACGGCCGCGTACGTCAAAGGCGATCCCAACTGCACGCAGTCCTGGGGTACGTCGGTCAAGCCTGGTCTGTGCCGCATCACGCGGTGCGACTCAAACGATCATGCTACCATCGGGCGCGTGATCGACTATGCCGGCGAGGCGTATGTTGAGTTCTGGGATTTCCAGATCGACGGCAATATTGGAAATGATGTCGGGACCAACTATGCCGTCGAGGGCGACGCTGCAGCAGCGGGACAAAAGCTCGTACGGTGCGTCATCGTTACCGGCGGATATCAGTATGCCGTGGCCGCAATCGATCTGGACCTGTGCGCGGTGTTCTCTCCGTATTCGCCCTACAACGGGGCCAAGACTATAAAGCGCTCGTTGTTGGTCGGAACCGGCAATGCTACCAGCGGTGCACATACGCTCGATGCGTGCATATTGGTAAATGCCGGCATTTCTACCACCGCTGTTGCGAAGAATTGTCTGTTCCTTGGCATGGGTGCGTGCCCGAACAACGGCGGCGCCGATGGTAGCGATCGCAACGTGCTTCTGTGCGCGACTCAAATGGCTCGCGGCACAACCTCAAATCCTCCAGACGGGTGCTTTGGAATCTCGTGCAACGACGACGTGTACAGCACAGAGAACTTCAACATGGGCGGCAATTATGCGTTCTGTGTCAACGACGTGAACGCTGCCGCCAACGGAGGGACCGACCCTGTATCGGCAAAGGCGCCGCTCTTTCCGCCGGCGTTGCAGATATTGCGCGGGCTCGAGATGGCGTTTCGATTCAGGCTCCAAGACGGCGCATTGTCGGCCGGTACGGAGACGAGCGAGACGAACGGGATGGACCTGGTTGCTCTCGCAACGCGATTTCGCGGGCAGGCAGCCAGCCGGAAATATCCCGGACCGTGGGCGCAGAGCGATAAGACTTGGACGTATGACGCGACCAACGGCAACACGATCACGATATATCAGACCGGGCGGGAGGTATTGCACGTCCCCATCAAGAAACTGACGGCGACGACGTGGTCGCTGACGTGCGCGTATGATCTCGCTGGTGGTACTGGGTATCCGACGCTTACCCTGATCAACCCGTACACCGGAGCTACGATTGCAAGCGACGCAGTAACCGGAGAAGACACGTCGCCTGTTACGCTGAGCGTAAGCGTGGACAACGACGACGTGGCGCAGGACATGGTAGCGCTGCTCGTGCTTGCGGTCGCAGAGACTTCGGTGGAGACTTCAGGGTATGGCTACGCATCTTTCTATGGCCTCGCGGTGAGCTAACCACATGTCGCAAGGACTATTCGAGATTGACGGAGCGTTGCTGACTGTCGTACCTGCGAACGAAAATTCGCAATCGATATTCTTCCACGACGGCGATCTCGAGGCGGTGTCGTGGTACGAATTCGGCGGCGCGGTGTCGGTCACGCAAGCGGCGAGCGCCGGCATATCGGTAGCATGTGCCACCGCTACTGGGGCGTGGGCGGTTACGTGTACCCAGGACGCCGCAATCGCGGTAGGCGTGACAGAGTACGACGGGGCGGTCGCTGGAGCGGTACAAGTTACGCAGGCCGCAAGCGCTTCGGTGGCAGTTACGTATTATGCTGGCGCCGCCGGCGCCGTCGAAGCTCTATCGGTTACGGGCGCAGCGGGGGCTATTACGTGCGCCAGTAGCGATGCTATCGGGAGATCGTACTCAGAGCGCGGGTTCCTTATTGCCGACGCCGAATTGGTTCGCGACGCACAGGCGAATGAGAACTGCGACCGGATCTGGATCGTCGATGGCGCGTTGTATCGGCAAGCGTTTGCCGAGATGCCATCGGGACGGACGCCGCAAGCGCAGACGGCGTCCGCATCTGCGATCTCCGTTGCGGTCAACAATGCAACGGTGACGGCGGCAGTAACCGTCGTTGGCCAGTCGTGTACGGTCCTCCTGTCACTGCTTGGCGGATACTTCTACGAGGCTAACGTTCCGCGTGTTGTTACTGGAGACGATGCCGGCATTGAGGTCTACGTATACGACGCCGATACCGGGTTTTCGCAGACGGTCGTCGCGAGCACTCCACCGACGATATATGTCGTGGTCGCTAACGCCAACTCCGAGACGATAATCGTTTGCGATTTGGCGGTGATAAACGTCTACGGGTTCAGCGCATCGCCGTTCTATTCTGCGGCGCAGTATTTGCACGCGACGACGCGCATAAGATCCCGCGTAACTGTTACCGTTGCGCTTCCCGAAACAACCGTAGTGTAGGAGGTGTTTGCATGCGAGCGCTTGTGTTGTCCGTCGTGTTGTTGGTTTCTGGGTGCTCTGTAAACTCGCAATTCGTCTCTGCGGTAGACGAATCATGGAAGGTCATCGGGCCGAGATACGTGGAGTATATCACCGCAGACAGCAAGCTTGACAACGAGAGCAAGGCGACGCGGATCCGCACCGCAACATTGCTTACCGAGACTATCGCGGAGGCCAAGAAGTGAGCGAAGAAAAGTTCGACTCCGTAACAGAGCTTGTAGCGTATTCAAAGACCGCTCTCGCTGAAGTGCTTGCGAAGGCTCTCGTTGACGTGAAGGGCGATATCGCGGCGTACACACAGCAGGTCGTACAGGAGTTCGGGCGATATCTGTATCGCGCGTATCGCGACGGCGATCAGGTAGCGGCGGAGAACCTTCGCGACTTGCGCGCGCAGGTCATGCTGATTGCGGTGAAGCGAGAGATCGTCATCCAACACGACGCGATGGAGAAGTTGGGGACAATCATCGAGTGGCTCGCGCGCTTCGCGGTTGCGCTGCTGCTCAAGGTGGCGACGAAATGACGGTGCAAACGCTCGGCGGAAGGAAGAACGTCATCGTGATGGTCGCGATGGGTCTGCTGGCGTGCAAGAACCTACTCGGGATTGATGACGCCACGGTGCAACAAATCGTCACGCTTGCAATAGGCGGCGCCGGCGTTATCGCGGCCGAGAAGGCCGGAACGGCTATTGCCACTCGCAAGCGGCATGCTAAATCGGACATCGAGTCCGTGCCGCCTCCGCCGCAGTAAAGACATTACGTGCGTGGCCGCTGCTGCGATATCGGACCTCCCAGCGCGGCCACGCTGTTTTATTCTTTGGTTCTCATCCCAGTAGGCGCTGGAAGGTCAACGCCGCTCTCTCCGGTACTGGTGACTTCGTAGTAGTCGCCGACCGACGAGTAATCGTCAAACACAATGAGCGAATTGGTAGAGCTTGACAGCTCGCTGATCTTCACGTCGTTCTTGTAGACCTCGTATACGGTGCCTGGCAACACGTCTGCAATCGCGTGCCGGAACAAGCCCTCTGCTGGAATAGTGTACGTGACGTACTCCAGCATTTCTATCTCATCGACGGTCTCAAATATGGAGGCCACAAATACAGTACCGGCCGCCATACACGCCACGGTATCGATGCCACACGGGATTGAGGTGGCCGTGCCCATGCTACCCACGGTCGTGTCGGAGGCGTATAGGATGTTCAGGAAGTACGGAGATGTAGCGCTTGCCGCGAGCTCTTCTATGCGCCACGATCCAGGCTCTTCGGTTGAGGCGGGGACGCGCCGCGCTGTGGCGTTTGCACCGCTTGCATCGTAGGTGGTCCAGCGCTCGTATCCGGTCCCACCACGAAACTGTAGCGTGGTGGCGTTGTTGTTGGTCGGCGCAAGCATTTTGACGAACAGTCGCGATGATCCATTCTGCACATAGAACTCTCTCCCGGTATAAGCAGTCGAGCCACTACCGAGCGAACCGATGACGGCCCCGTCGACGCTTTGCGGTTGGTTGACACTGTGCAGGAGCCAGCGCGTAGGAAGGTCGGCAGCGGTCTTGGTGAGTCTGTCGAGCACGAAAAAGTATCGTGCGTCTGGAGAGAATACCGTCCGTGTATACCGAGACACGCTATCACTGAGGTATGCATTCGTGATATCGGCAACAGCGTAGGTATATCCACCAGACCAGTCATACTGATACCTGCCAACCGATCCTCGTGACCACTCCGCCGCACCAGCCTCCTCGAACGTATTAGGCGATCTGTCTCCTGGGTTAGGTGCTGGCGGTATCGCACCGCGTTGTCCTCCGTCGTTGTTGGCGATCTCGTTCGTTTGCGCCCACCACTGTACGTTGACCACCTGGCCGGGCTTGTAGACGGTTACGCAGTTATGCGCAATAGTGCGCGGGTAGTACTCTCCTGTATTCTGGTCGTAGGCATCGCCATTAGAGCTATAGTACCCGGAGTCGATTGCGAGAGAGGATCCGCGATCGATGACAAAGCTGCCCGTGTCCAGGTGATCGTGGCCTGCGCATAGACGATTGCACTTGAGCGCGAACATGACATCGCTGGTTGTCCATCCAGACCGAATGACTACGGCACCGTACCCGGAGAAGTACGCGCTCTTTGGTATCGTGGCGAGCGATATTGCCGTGGGGTTGTGCTGCGGACCGAATGCGTCATTCCAGATATGGTGCACGTAGCAATCCGAATATGTGGAGGATACGATCTGCGAGGTGATCGGGTCTGGGATCACTACGATGTTGTCGTAGATCCACCGCGCCTCTGCGGAGTTTCCCCAGCGGATGTACGCCAGCCAGCAATTGAACGAGAAATACTGCGACTGCCCGAGCCGATTATAATTGTCAGTCTCACCTATGCGACCGATAAACGCTCTGTAGTCACTCCATTGCGTCAGCCTTCCATCGAGAGGGCGCCATAGGTATATTGCGCCTTTCGCCCAATTGCTCCAGCCATAGGACTCGGCGAAAGCGTTATCGTCTGTGCCCGAGGACCACACCTGCGCCGCTGGCGACATGTAGGTATAGCCGACTGTCCAGTAGTCGCAACCCTCGGGACTCATACCATGATCGCCGGCATACGTGCCGTACGATTGCCGGGCCTGCTCGTAGAACCAGTACTGTGCACGCGACCACAGCCACGCCTCTATCGTGGAGTCGACGCCCTCACCATAGAGCGCTACGCCGGGCGCAGTGCGACGGAACCCATGATGATCCCACCAGAAATGGTTGTTGAAAATCGAGCGAGTTGTCTGCTGGCAGCGAGTAACGACCTCTTGGAAGTATTGCAGCATGCGCAGCTTCTCGGCGGTGTTCCATTCTGAATTGAACCAGTCGAACATCGTCAAGTACAAGAGTGTCTCGTGCTGCGATGGGTAGTAGTTTGTCCCGGCTACAGCGGCCTTGACCTCAGCGATCACCGTTGCGCGATACGATTCATCGACTAGAGCGCGAAGGCACTTCAGCCTTTCGGCGGTACCGTTTGCACGGTCTGTCCTTCCGGATAGAGCAAACGTCCATTCGGTTGCGTACTTGCCGGTAAGTATGGCGGTGCGAACGCGCGAAAGTTCGGCCTCGCATGCGGCCTTGTCAGCGCCGACCACAAACAGCCTCGGATGCCAAGTCTTGACGGTTGCGCCTGCACATGCTGTGGATAGCGCGAGCGCAATGAGAAGAAACAGACTACGCATAAACAATCTCCTATTCTGGAAAGCCGTATTCTGGAACTCTTGGTTTCTCCTGCTTCGGCGCATCGTTCAGTTGCTGGATGCGCTCGGTGAGCTGCCGAATCAGCTCGCGGTCTTCGACGTGCTGCGCGCCGAGCTGCGCGACGATTGCGATGGCCGTGAGTATGCGTTGCGTGTCGTCCATGTGCGTGCCTCCTATCCCGTAATCGGTTCCATGTGTCCGGTGAGCTCGCCGATGCGCCGCGCGCGTTCGCGCACGCGGTCCTTGTGCTTGTCGTGCTCGTACTCGTCAAGCGGATACGCCGCGCCGCGGTCGCGCCACGATTCGAGCCAGCGGAGTTCGGCGGCGATGAAGCGGTCCTTCTTCGGCGAGAACTTCTCGTCATTCCAGTAGTGCGCGCCGCCACCCTGGAAGGCGTCGATGCCAATGTAGTACACGACGGCGTAGCCGGCGATGTTGACCGCCCAGTCGATTGCGAGGATCCCGGTCGACGGATGGAACCCGAGCAGCGTCTTTGCCGTCGCGTGCCGGTCGCTCGGATACGCCTCGTGCACGCAGCCCTTGTTTGCCTGCACCGACGGCATGACGAGCTCTGGCGGTACGCCGACAGTAACGACCTTCTTGATGCTCTGTGCGGCCAGGCGTTCAGCGCGCATGTAGGCGCGAGCCGAGCCGCACTGAAGAAACCATACGTCGGTCTTCGTTCCGACAAACGGGCGATACTGCTTGTCGGTCGAGAACCCGTTGACACGCACGACGATGTCGAACGTATCGATGAGCGCGCCGCGTTGCTTCGCCATCGTGCTCATGCCGGCGGCGATGATCACGACGCGCGGTTGCCTAATTTCCATAGAGCTCCTCGTACATCTGCCAGATGACGGCAGGGTTACAGTACCTTTCCACCCACGCACGCGCCTCCGCGCACATGCGCTCGCGTTCGGCGGGCGGCAAGCCAAAGTACCACACGACCTTCTCGCGTAACGTCTTCCAGTCGCAGCGTATCCACGGACTCGGAGCGCCGAGCACGTCGCGCATCGTCTGCACGGTGTAGTCATTGACGCAGTTCAGGCACGGGACGCCGAGCGCCAAAAACTCGATGCCGGCGAGATTCCAGCACGGCGATATCATTTCGTCGATGCCGAGCTCGCACTTGCGGCGTAGCTGTAGCATGTCGAGCCATGGGATATCTTTCTCGTTGCGATGGAATGGCAGGCCGGCGAGTTCCTCGGCAACACGCGACGCGCCTTTGTCGGACCACCTTCGCGGGAGTCCTGCGGTGTAGGCACCCTCGAAGCCGTCCGGCAGATTCGCAGATTTCTTGATGTGCACGTACATTCCGACGCGCGGTTCGCGTTCGCCGAACGGTAGCGGTGTGAACCGTGGGTGCAGCGTGTTGACGAGCCACGGGATGCGCGTGACCTCCAGGCCGTCGGCCATGAGCGACGTGAACGGCTCATACTGATCGTGACCGTGGTCGTCGTGCGTGAAGCGCACCGAGCCGTCCCTCGGGATGCCGTGCGGGAACATCTGCACCATGTGCTCGCGTGAGCACACCATCCCGATCCATCCCCACACCCAGCGCTTCTTGCCGACGAGGTGCTCGGCGTGCAGCGTGTGCGGCGACTCGCCATACAGGCAGTGGACTACGTCGGCCCATGCGAGCGCTTCCTCGAGCTCGTAGAGGTGCACCCACGGCATGACGGCGGGATTGTACCACGAGCCGGTAGCGGTCTTCTCCCCTGCGTTCGCGCGCGTCTCGCGCCGGATAAATGCCTTCGCGTGATGCGCGGTGTGCGTATTGATGTACTCGGTGTAGTGGCAGGCCAGGCCGGCGTAGTTGCCGCCGAGCGCGTACAGGATATTCATTCGGCATGTCCTCCGAACAGGCGCATCGCCTCGCACCACGGGACGCGCGGGATGACGCGCGCGGGGAAGACCGGCGACACGCCGACAACTCGCATCGTGTCGGCGTACTGCATGGCGCAGGACTCGAGCGCGGCAACGAATCGCGTCATGTATTCGACGCGCTTTGCCGCGTCCTCGTAGATGCACTTCTGGTGCGCGGCGCGGGCGGCGTACGGCGCGGGCGCCGTCGGATCGCAGTCGACGCCGACGAGCACCGCGGTGCGGTAGCCGAGCTTCGCGGCGGCGTGAAGCACGCTCTCTGTTGTAGTGTGCTTCGGGAAGTTCTCGGCCTTCGTGTAGGTGACGAGCGTCTCGACGCGCTCGGCGTAGCGGCCGATGACATCGCGGCAGCGGTCGAGGACGATCATGCGCCATGGCGCCGGCACGAGGTCGGCCGACTGCTCGATGGCGTTGGCGTTGTTGGCGCACCACCAGGACGTAGCGCGGCACTTGGCGTTGTAGGCGTAGACGGCGGCGGCGTTGACGGCGTACACGTCCTGGCCGGCGAGCGCGTCGAGGTCCGCGGCGTCGAGCGAAGGCCCGGAGCCGAGAATCCACGCGGCGGCGTTCTCGCGCGGCGTGTGCCAGGCGCCGTCGCACCACTTGTGCTTATCCACGGGCGAGCACCTCGTAGTGTCCTGCGGCGACTTCGCGCGCGAGCCATGCGCGCTGACGTTTGATTGCGTGTTTCCTCACGTCGTGCGCGGTAATCGTCGTCGTATCGAAATAGTACGACGGTTCGTCAGCGCGATATCCGTCAAAGCCGGCAATGGCGATTTTCGCGTCAGGCCACATCTCGCGTGCGTACACGAGCGCGTACATTCCGCTCGTCGGTTTGAGTGTGTCGAGAGAGAGCAGCGGTTCTTGTATGCCGAGCTTGCGGTAGCAGCGCTCTATCGTGCGGCGAGGTATCTCGTGCCAGGTCACGCCGTGCGGCGCGCACCATGGGATCCACGACTCCTTCCAGTATCGCATCGTGTCGCGCTGTGCCGGTATCTCGATCCACCAGAGGCTTTTGATTCGCTCGGCAATCACGCGCCGCTTCGTCGCCGGCCACGCCTTCGCGTAGCAGCACCATACGTCGGTACGCGAGCCGACGTACGGTTGCCACCGCGGACTCGTGTCGTAGCGGTTGATGCGCACGACGACATCGCACCCGTCGATGGCGGTGCCGTTGCGGTGAGCGAGCACCGAAGGACCGTTGCCGATGACCGCGATATGCATCATGCGAACTCCCGGACCTTGCCGCTGGCGACGAGCTCGGCGTACAGCGCGCGTTGCTTATCGGCGCAGACCTTGCGCAGCTCCCACTCGGCGATAGGCGACTGGCGGTAGTAGTACGCACTCCCGCTGCGGACGTAGCCGTCGTATCCGGCGGCGTAGACCTCGTGGCCGGCGTAGCGCTCCAGCGCGTACATCAGCGTTACCATGCCGCAAGTCGGCTTCTTCTGGCAGCGCCGCTCGACGGCAGTGATGCCGAGCGCGGTGTAGGTGCGCTCGACGGTGTCTTGCGGGATCTCCTGTAGTACCTTCCCGTGCTCGGCGCACCATGCCACCCACGGGCGCTTGCGCGGCTCAAGCACGTCGCGCACGTCGTCACCGACTACAGCCCACCATATCTCCTTGACGCGCTCGGCGAGCGCGAAGAGTCCACCGTTCGGCTGGAAGTAGGTCACGTACACATCGGTACGCGAGCCGACGTGCTTGCGGTAGGCGTCGATGGTCGAGAAGCAGTTCATTCGGATGACGACATCGCAGGCGTCGATGGCCTCGCCCCAGTGGTGCGCGAGCACTGACGGCCCGTTGGCGATGACGGCTACGCGCATTGCTCGGTCCTCACCAGGAAGAAGGCGGCGATGGAAGACTCGCGCTCGTAGACGATCTGACCAAGGCGCGCCACCTCGGCGCTCCACCAGGCGTAAGGCCGCACCACGTGATGCAGCGTCACGCGGCGACCGCCGACGCCGGCCCACGCCGATTGCGTCGTGCCTACCGAGATGTACAGATACCGACGCGCGAGCACGGCCAGCGCGCCGAGCGCTTCGCGGATCTCGTCCTCGGACAGTAGGTGCTCCAGTACGTCGAGGCTCACGACGGCGTCCCATTGTTGCGGCAGCAGCGACGGCAGGTCGGCGTACGCGATGTGCTTCGGCGCGAACTCCGCGAGGTCGTGCGTGCAGAGGTATTCGTCGGCCTCGGTGGCGGTGCAGACGTAGCCGCGTGCCGACATCTGCCGCACGAAATGGCCTCGGCCGGCCGAGCAGTCGAGCACCGAGTTGCCGGGAGACAGCACGCTACCGAGCGCCTCGGCAGCGTCGGCGGCGCGCTGGCGGTCGTTTGCGGTATTGCCGTAGATGCTCTGAGCGTGCAGCAACGAGTAGTGCTCCATCATCTCGGCGTGCGTCATTGCTTGACCTCTGCCACTATGAGGTAGGCGTCCTTGCGCGCAGGCTTCGAAATGACAATCTTGCCTATCCGCTCAATCTCGCGCACCCACCACGCCGGCTCGCGCACGACGTGGTGTAGCGCAACGGGCCTGCCATCGATATTCCAGACAGACGGCGTTGTGCCGACGGCAACGATGAGGTAGCCACGCGATATTGCGGCGAGGTCATGTATCGCAGTGCGGACTTCGTCCTCGGTGAATAGGTGCTCGAGCACGTCGCTACTCACGACGGCGTCCCACTGCAGCGGAAGAAGTGTCGGTAGTTCGGAGTAGAAGAGTTTTCGCACCGGCAGACCTTGCAGGTCTTTATCGATCAGCGCCTGGTTTGCCTCGGTGCCTTCGCACGCGATGCCGGTATCGTCGCACATGCGCAGAATCGAGCCGCGGCCGCACGAGCAGTCGATGACCGTTTGCCCCGGTCGTACGAACTTCTTGATGGCGGCGAAGACCGCAAGCGCGACCTGGAAGTCGCTTGCACCACATCCGTAGTCCTCTTTGTGTTCGCGGAGCCATTGGTAATAGCGGATGTAGTCGCGATGGTTCACCTTGTCACCTCGGAGAAGATCATGTGCGAATTATGGAAACGGTACTCATGCCGTACGCGCGAGACGGCGGCGACCTCGGCGATCCACCACGACGCCGGCTGCACGACGTGGTGCAGGTCCACGCGCTCGTTGTTGATGACGCGCGTGGCGTGATTCAGGCCGACGGTGATGCAGATCCATTTCCGCGTGATACGCGCGAGCTCGCGCAACGCGGCGCGCACCTCCTCCGGCGAGAACAGGTGCTCGAGTACGTCGTTGCTGACGACCGCGTCCCAGCTCGCTTCCGGTAGCGTCCCGAGCTGCGAGTAGAAGAGCCGCCGCACCGGGATCTTGCGCGGCTCGAGCACGTTCTCGATCTCCCACGCGCTCGCCTCGGTCCCCTCGATGACGTAGCCGCTATCGCGCAGCAGCGAGAGCAGGAACCCGCGTCCGCACGAGCAGTCGAGCACCGACGAGCCAGGCGGCATTTGTAGCGTCAGCCAGGTGTGGAGCTCAACGGCGCGGCCGAGGTCTATCGGGTGCGTGCCGTAGCCGCAATTGGACTGCAGGTATTCGTAGTACGCAACGAACTCCTCGTGTTTCATCCTCTCTCCTCCAAAGCCTCGTCTATCGTGCATACCGGCCACGCCGTCAGAGTCGTCCGTGGACTGGCGCAGACGACGCGCGGCGCCGTCTGGTCCCATGCGCGCGCTCGCGTCTCGAAGTAGCCGCGTAGGCGCAGCATGTCGGCATTCCACGCGAGGTGCTCTTCGCGCACGATCCGGTCATCGAGCGCGTGGTCGGTATCGCGCGGTTGCTGCGTCTGGTGCGCGCTGCCGTCGGCGTAGTTGACGTACTTCCCGTCGGCGGTCTTCTCGGCGAGGTGGTAGCCATCCACGCCGAGCAGGTAGATATCGTGTGCGCCGAGCTTCCACGCCAGCATAATGCCGGCGGTCGCCACGGTGCGCTCGACGTAGAGCTGATCGTTGTTCCTCGGGATGTCGCCGAGGTTGTCGGCGCAGCGTGAGAACGTGCGGATCTTGTCGAGGTGCTTCCACTTGATCGCCTTCGCCTCGCGCGCGACCTGCTCTTGCACGACGATGGTCGTGCGGTCTTGGTAGTCGTGCTTCCAGTACCGCGTGCGTATCGAGGCGTCCGAGTACAGGTGGTACGACGGCGCGAAATAGAGCACGGCATTGTTGAGCGCGATGGTGTACTTGGTGTCGAGCCGCGACCAGTCGAACCCGCGCAACGATGTGCCGGTGCCGACGACGTAGACGGCGTAGCCTTCGAGCCGCTTGTAGTGCTCGTAGATCGACGGCGCGGCGTGCTCGGTAGGTGGCGATACGACCCTCACTTGTGCACAACGCCTCCGGTTCCTGCGATCTTCGCATCAGCGAGATCGAGCGCGGCGCGCAGCGTCTCCGGCGCATCGGTGGCGAGCTCGGTCACGAGCCGTGCCTGCGCCTTCGCGGCGTCCGCCTCGAGTTCGACGACCTGGTTTGCGAGCCACTGGCCGTACGCGGTGCGAATGTATTCAGCGCCGCCGCCGTTGACGATCCACTCGGTAAAGAGCCGGTGCTTCGTCAGCGTCAGAAGCGCGTCCACGTCGGGCACGCGCTCGGCCTTGAGCGCCTCGGCGCGCTCGTGGAACACGAGCACCTGGCGCATCGTCCTGTGCATGTCTGCCATATGGAACTCCTATTGCTCTCCAGCGTCCGCGTCGTAGCGCGCGTACGCGATATGCTCTGCCTCGCGGCTGTGTGCGCACTCGACGGCTACCGAGAGCGTGCGAACCACAGCGGTGAGTTGCGTGTACCAGTCGAGTATCTTGACACCGAGCGCGTCTGTTGGCGCAATGGTCTCGCCAATTGAATCTTCTAGCGTCTGCAGATCCTTGAGCGCGTCGCGCACCATGTGCCACTGCCGCATCGCCACTATGGCACCTCGCCTAAAGCGGCACGAGCGCGCGCGCTGAGCGACGGGGCGTAGCACCGCTTGTTACTCTCGTATCGCTCGAGCGCGGCCTTGGCGGCGCGTATAACGTCTTCGGCGCGACGCTGCTCGACGAACGATCTGTAGCGTATCGGGCCGGCGAAGACCGCCTCGCCGCGCTCGCGGCAGTTGGGCGAGCAGTAGTCAGCGGTTCCAGGCCATGGACCAAGGAACATCGGCTCGTGGCACCAACCGCAGCGCGTAGCGTTGGCGTGTTTCGACAGGGCGGAGAACCGCGGTTTGTTTTTGTATCGCTGCCCGGTAGATACGTACGGCGGCCATGGATACGGCACGAACAGCAGCGGCTGGTAGTATCCGCGTGGCCGCGTGATGGCGCACTGGTGCGAGCAGAAGCGATTCGCGTGATGTCGCGATAGTGCGTAATGCGGCTCTTGCCAGAATTCAGCACCGCACGCCGGGCATCGAAGGCGCCAATGGGTATCCTGTGCGATGCTTGTGCACTGACGCGAGCAGAACTTTTTTACCTCGCCGACGAAGCGTCGCCGGCACGGCTTGCCGCATGTTCTGCAAAAGTAGAGGCGGCTGTCACGCAGGACGACGAAGAGAGACGCGCGCCGACGCGAGGCCGTTGTCGCCGCTTGAAGTGGGGTGAGTGATGCCGGCGAGAAGGAACCGCCGGCCACGGGGTGAGATTGAAAGGATGAGTTGGTATGCCGCGACGTGGTCCGCGCGGCGCGCGCCGCTCGTAGTCGGTTGCGTTGTCGTTGCAGCAGTAGCATCCTTTTCTTCACCTCCACATCCGATTATACCAACATGCCGGGGGCATCTACATTGGATCGAAGTAGTCTCCGCGCCTCATGCGTTCTCCTCCAGATACGTCTGTGCCGGCGGCGTTGTTCCAGACACGTTCGTTCCATCCCCGCTCGTCTTCGTCTCGCACGTCACGATTGGCCACGGCGGCAGCGGGGTCGGCACCTGGATCGGCGGAAACACGGGCTGGTCCCATTTGTGCTGCGTGATATACAGCGTCATCTCCTCCCGGACGATCTTGCGTATACCCTCCAGCAGCACCGTGCGTTCAGCCTCCTCTCCCTCGGGGCAGGTCATGCGGGCCTCGGCGAGCACATCGTACAGCGCCTTGCGGTGCTCCTCGCGCAGGTCTTCGATATCGCGCTTGGTAGCGACGAACTTGGCGATGTCTCCGCGCAGCTCGTCGATCTTGTCCGACAGGCCCTTATATGTCGCGTCCACCTGCTCCTTGAGGTCCATTTCCACGCCCGCGAGCTGCTCGCCAAGGGTGAAGATGTTCGCGTCCTGCTTCGCGTCATGGTCACGCAGCGCTTGGAACGAAGAACACAGATCGTCCTCGATGTGCTTGAGAGTAGCCGCAACCGTCTGCACGTCCTGCCGCATGGCGTACTGCGGCCCCTCGACGTACTCTACCGCTCCTGGGTCTACTCGCGGAAGCGGCTTCTCCGGCGGCTTGTTGTGGTGCCGTCGCTTCCAATCGCACGTTCCATCTTCCATATAGTGACAGCAATAAGTTGAGCGGAACTCATCGCCTTCAACACAGCCACGGCATGGCTTCTCGCTCCCGACTGCACACGCGAACTCCTGCGGTTTCTCCGGCGCGGGCTTGGGCTTGTCTGGATCGCACTTGGCGCATCGGAATCCCTTATCGCCATCGTATGCGTAGATGTGGCTCTCCCCGGCGTGGTTACACTTCTCCTGATTGGGCTTGGGCGCTTCTCTCTTCTCCACGTCGGTCATCCGTTTTGCCAATTCCACGTACCCATGCGCGCATGTCTTGCTCTGATCGTCCAGCCGGTTCTCCAGCAACCGCACGCGCTCGTCCATTCGTGTCAACTCATCGCAAATCATCGCTTCTTCTCCTTCTTTATCATCTGTTCAATCGCTCTTCTGGCCTTCATGTTCATGCACGAGCCATCGGCGCATAGGTCCACGCAACCGTCTGCTCTCCACTGCGGTTTCACCCGGTAGCCGCATTCGTGCCCGTACAACGCCCTCCCGCACATCCACTGCGTTGTCGTCACGATAAGGCATTGGGAAACCTTCTTCTTCGTCATCGCCGTTTCCTGCTTTCTTTTCTTGCGGCCCTCTGTGCAGCCCGCAGGGTGCATACCTTTTTGCCATCGCACGTCCCGAGGTGAATACATGTATACCCGCAGAACTGTTGGCACTCCGAATACCATCCGCACTCCGTCTGCCCGCGTCCGAAGTCACAGTGATAGATCACCTGCACCTCTACGCGGCACGCGCTACGCTTTCGCTTTGCCATGCTTACACCTTCCGTTGCCTGTGGTTTGTATCTGCTCCCACGGGCCAACCACGATAGCTCTACGATAGAGCTTGTAATAATCCTGATTGTGGTTCGCGGCCATAGCGTCTTCGATAGACGCAAAATCAATGCTGTGGAAGTCGTTGTACCTCCACTGATAAACATACGTAGTCTCGCTATTTCCCACGTTTCCGCTCCTCCCTCCACGGTCCTACCTCTCGGTAACATAACGTCCAGTCCGCAATGCAGTCGTCCAAAAATCTCTCGGAATCTATCGCCTCTTTCTTCGTCATCGGCATTGACCTCACAACGCTACCGCCGTTGTTCCCGCACCAAGCCCATTCACGCCTTCGCTTTGCCACGCTTCCTCTCCTTTTTGCACGGCGGTATGTACTCAGGCCAGTATGTCCCCAGATCGGTAGTATACTCGCGCATCTCACCGCAGCGCGTACAGAATACCCGACCGGGCTCGCGCTTCCACCTATGACTTAGATTTACCACGATTATTCCTTGTCTGCAGTATCGCGGAACGCTGCGCAGGACCGAATGTACATTGTCCGATAAGACAGTAATCGCACAAAATGTACGGCGCTACGGACTTCTGTCTGAACCATGAGCACGATTTTCCGTACATGTAGTTGCACTGGTACGTCGTCGTCGTGTGGATCGCGCACGCGCTAACCTTTCGCACGTTTCCTCCTGCAATATTGGTCTAACCTCCCGACAATTTGCCACAGCACACAGACCTCATGCTCTATTCGCCGTAGCTGCTCGTCGACCTCTTTGATTGCCTCCGACGGAACCTCAAAGATCACTGTTTTCTTTCCCATTGTCGTCCTCAATTTCGTATCTCATCTCCACGATAAACCGCGTCCCGCACTCAGAGCACGTAGCCTCGACCCTATATCCAGGCAGTATCGGCTCTGCGATATAGACTTCTACGATTGCGTCGCAGCACGGGCACCCAAAATCGATGGCCACGTACACATCGCTGCTCACGCCTTCACCTCCCCGCCCGTGAGGGCGGCTTCGTTCTCTCGCACCTGCTCTTGCGCCTGCGCGTAGTGATCTCCCGAGATACGGCGTAGCAGTTCCGTCGAATCATCTATACACTCCCGTAGTGCCGCTATCTCTTCCCGCAGCCGCGCGACCTCCGCGCGCAGGCATGCAACGTCGTGCTCTAGTCCTTGGCAATAAACATCCATTGCTTGCTTACCGAGTCTGGACATTTGCATCTCCTTTGTCACGCAACAGCTTAATCTGTTCGTCTACTGTCTCTCGATCTCTCGCCGAGCCAGAGATGCAGCAGCGTCCATCTGGTCCACACAGCACGGCCGAGAGACGCGATGCTGCGTCGATGCAAGCCGCGCGCAGGGCGGCAAGCTCGCGGTCGTAGCAGTCTCTATTACGGTCTCGTCCAACCGTGCCGCACTCCCAGACATCGCACGCCGGGAACTTAGCCGCTCCGCACCACGGGCAGTTCGGTTTCTCCCCGCGTTGCAGCGCGGCGAGGGTATCTTGCAGTTTGTCACTCATGCTTCTCCTCTCAGATATTCCATCAGCCTCGCGGTCTGCCATGTACACTCGGCGTCCCTGGAGGCGTGCCAGGCGGCGGCCCAGGCGGCCCTGGCGGCGGCATCGGCGGCGTCCCAGGCGGCGGCCCAGGCGGCGGCCCAGGCGGCGTCCCAGGCTGCGGCCCTGGCGGCGTCACAGGCGGCGGCGGCCCTGGCGGCGGCCCCGGCGGCGTCCCTGGCGGCGGAATCGATTTCTCCGCGCGCATATTTTCTCGCCGCCTCGATGGCCTCGCGTGGTCGCATGTCGGTGGGATGTTTCTCCTCCCAAATCGGCAGTACACGCTCTGCGCAGTCCGCCGCGAAAAGCCTCGCCGTGCGCTCATTCCACGCTTCGCAGCGCGCGAGTAGCCGCGCTTCCGACACGACGATCTTCTCCTCGGCGTCGATGCGTTCTCCGCGCACCTCGGCCTCGTAGATCGCGGGCCCGATCCACCGCACCAGGTCGCCCTCGCGGCACAGGTGGTATCCGCGCTTGCACGGTTCGATGTCCGCGATGGGCGGCATCCACTCCCCCGGCAGTCCGTCGTGCGGCAGTGACCATGCTCCGGTCCCGCCGTGGAATGCGCGGCCGTCGGTGTCCAACACCTTGTAGAGTTTCTCACTCATGCTTCTCCTCCCCTCCGGCAAGTGTACGCTCCTCGCCATTTTTCGTGATGCACTTTCCATCTACCAGCAACGATAATGCGTATAGTGGTTCGTGGTCCATAAGTACGGTCCAGCCCAACGATCCGGGATGGTTGTAGACAATCTCTCGCATGAACATGCGCGCAGCCTCGCGCAGTCGCGCGACCTCCGCGCGCAGCTGATCGCGTTCCTTCACAACGGCAATGGCTTGCCTACCAAGTTTGGACATTGGCATCTCCTTTGTCACGCAACAGCTTAATCTGTTTGTCTACTATCTCTCGATCTCTCTCCGAGCCACCGATGCAGCAGAGCCCATCTGATCCGCACAGCACATCCGAGAGACACGATGCCGCGTCGAGGCAAACTGCACGCAGGGCGTCAAGCTCCCGCTCGTAGCATGGATACGTACGCCAGAGGTGACCTACTGTGGCCATGGTGTTGCATCCCCATAAATACCATGGGTTGCCTGTATCTGTTGTGCGGCCGTTATATTCCGCTCCGCATCCTGGGCAGTTTGGTTTCTCGCCCCGTTGCAGCGCCGCGAGGGTGTCGGTCAAGCGAGAGTTAGTCACAGTTCGACTCCCTTCCGCAGTATGCCGATATCGCCTTCCAAGAATTCCTCAAAGTCGTAACCGCGCTCCTTGAACAGCTTCCGAAATTCCTCGCTCTTCTCGTACTCATTACACTCGCGGCACACGTAGATTGTGTACGCCTCGCCGTCCGCAACGTTCGTGCTCGCCAAGCACACCGTGGCTCTCGGGAGTAGCTTCCGGCAGCCCCAGCACCGATGCGGCTTGCGCGTCACGACAAGTTTCTCACGCAGAAATGTCGCACTCATGCTTCTCCTCCCCGAGCGCCTTGCTGACTTGGCACAGATTACGCATCTTCTGCATTAGCAGTTCTTGCGAATCTGGCTGCCATTGCCCATCCGCTCCTTTCGTTGCCCCACAATACCAGCATTTTCCGTCTCCCTTGATGTCAGCGTGATTGCAGGGGCCTACTCCGTCATTCGTCAGCTGTGGCATCGTTCTTCTCCTCCCCGAGCGCCTTGCGGGCGAGCTGTACCGTGTCGGTTTCCATGTCCATACTTATAGCGACAGCAACAATCCTACGCAGCGCATCCGTCGCCGCCGCCCATCTCTCCACAGGCACGAGCACGTAGCGGCCGGGCACGCAGCGCGGGCCGGGCACGCAGCAGTCTGGGAACATCTGGTCCACATCATACACCGCAAGGCTCAGCCTGCATCCGTACTGGCTGCCAATTTGCCCGAGTAACGCACACCGAGTGTCACAGTTTCCGCAACTATCAGGCTCCGGCATCACGATCTCAATCGGCGTCATGCGTCCTCCATTCTCCGACATTGCGTATTTCCAGACGATACCTGATTTCAGCGCCGTATCCTCCGGTGATGAAAAACGAGTGATCTTTCGCGGCTTCCTTGACCTTATCTTCAGTTTCCCCGACGAACACATCTCCGTCTTCGCACACTGCGCGCCACTCGATGCGGTCTTCACTCATACGTCACCTGCTCCTGCTCCAGCTCCAGCTCCTGCTCCCGCTCCTGCTCCCGCTCCAGCTCCCGCTCCCGCTCCCGCTCCCGCTCCCGCTCCCGCTCCCGCTCCAGCTCCTGCTCCTGCTCCCGCTCCTGCTCCCGCTCCAGCTCCAGCTCCCGCTCCCGCTCCCGCTCCCGCTCCCGCTCCAGCTCCTGCTCCCGCTCCAGCTCCAGCTCCTGCTCCAGCCCCAGCTCCTGCTCCTGCTCCCGCTCCTGCTCCCGCTCCCGCTCCAGCTCCAGCTCCAGCTATGCTCGTGCCCGATTCTTAGCATCGTCGCAGTCATGCCTCACCTTCCAACCGGGCAGTTTTCCGACATGCCCAGGTCGGCCGCTACTTCTGCGTGCGCGGCAACGGATGCGCCCACGCGCACACATCGACCACCGATCCGCGATTGATCGACACCACGCCATCGGGGTACGGCTCGATCTCCGACAGCGCCCCGGTACGCAGAGCGTCCGCGAACCGCCCAACGTCAGCGATCCATGCGGCATCCTCAAGGAGAATCTCCGCGTCGCTCAGGCCGACCACGCGGCCCGTGTAGTACATCGTGATCGTGCGAATCAGCACGGTCGCCCCGACCGACAACGGTCCCGTCACGAGTTTCTTTGCCATACGATCTCCTTTCGTACTGTTTGTTGCAATGTCACCCGCTCCAGCTCCTGCTCCCGCTCCTGCTCCCGCTCCAGCTCCAGCTCCCGATCCTGCTCCCGCTCCCGCTCCCGCTCCAGCTCCTGCTCCCGCTCCAGCTCCAGCTCCTGCTCCAGCCCCAGCTCCTGCTCCATCTCCTGCTCCCGCTCCTGCTCCCGCTCCCGCTCCCGCTCCTGCTCCCGCTCCCGCTCCCGCTATGCTCGTACCCGATTCTTAGAATCGTCGCAGTCATACGTCCTCCTTTCCAACCGCGTACATCACATCCCACTTCCCGTCCGCAAGCATGTGCCCCCAGCGTGTGCGCACCAGCCACCGATGGCTTCTTTTGGGATCGCGTTCGTACAGCCACGCTGAATCGTAGTTTCCGTGCGCAGCCATGATCGCCTGCACGTTCCACCGCTTTGACCGAGAGCGGTATATGACTATGTTGTCCGGTGAGATGTTCGAGAAGATCAGCATGTAGCGCATCAGCGTACCTCCCCGTCACCGCGCAGCGCGTCGGCACTCACCTCTTCCAGATGCGCGAGCAACTCTCGACCATTCTCGGTTATCCACGAGTGAATCGCTGAAGAGCCGTGCTCCAGCAGATCGCGCCCGTTCAACGCCTGGATGATGAATTCGCGCTCTATCGACTCGCCGATCCATTCGGACGTAAGCTGCTTTTCGCCGGCGCGCAGGGCGTCCGCTACCAGGTCGCGCAACCCTCGCGTATTGCCGCAGCCGCACAGGCCGACGACCCCAGAGAGAGCGGTTGTATCGACCGAGCATCTGTCGCACACTATGGCGTCGCCGCCGTCGCGCAAGTACGTCCCGCCGCATTCACATTTCATTGATCAACTCCTCGGCGCGCTCCTCGTCCATCTCGCGGCATCGCTTGCAGGCGCTCTGCCAGCGCTCGTGCCACCACAAGTCGCGCCGTCGAATCTCGCAGTGCTCGCGGTTCGCGCCGGCCACGCACGCTCCGAGCCAGCCGAGCGCGCACGAGCCGACGCACATCAGGACGATCCAGTACCAGCACATGCGCTCACCTTCTTTCCACAGCCGCCGGTGCCGCTGGCGGCACGGCACACGCGTCAATCACCACTGTCGCAATCACAGCTACAGCTGCCGCAATCGCTCCCGCATACAGCACCAGCACCCATCCCGGAGTACGCATGTCAGCATCAGCCACGTACCTCCCCGCGACGCGAACGATGCCGCGAGGCAGCACTCCCTTGCGCACAAGCTCGTGGTAGTTCTCCGGCACCGGCGGCGGCGGAATCCTTGGAAGGAATCCCATGCGTCACCTCCCTTGCAATCCAGCCAGCAGCGCGCCGAGCACCGCAAGCTCACACCAGTTCCAGCGCGGATCCCAACGCCGCGCGTGCAGCGGCCGTCCGAAGAAGTCATCACGCATACTCACCTCCTCCTCACCGTCGCAAGCCTGCCGTCGCGCCGCACGCCTACCGGGTTGCTGACCGCGCCGTCGCTCGGCGCGTCCGGCTCGGCCTCGGCCAGCAGTGCAAGAGCGACCTCGCGCGCCGCACGCGGCGTCGTCGCCTTCGCCGCCTTGCGCATCTTCACCAGGCACCAATGGCCTCCTTGCCAGCGGTAGAGCTCGAAGCGGCCTTCCGCCGGCCGGAACCACACGCGCACGAGGTTGTAGCCGTCCTTCCACATCACGATAGGCGGCTTCGGCCAGTACCCGTCCGCGAGTCCCTGCCACGCCGCGCGCTTCGTCCAGTCAGTCTCCACGCTCCACCTCCTCATTGCCGAGAGCTGTGATTTCTACCATGACGCGCCCGCCGCGCATCGGTTCCAGCCACGTCGTCGTATGCGTGCGGATGCACGAGTCGTCATCAATACAGCCGGCACGCACCAGTGCATCGAAGATGACCTTCTCCGCGTTGTCGCCGTCGCGGCGCCGAGCGTCCGGCGGGTTCAGGTGCAGCGACACGCACACCGGCCCGCCGATGCGCGTCAAGCGCGCACCGAGAAAGGTGAGGCGCACCGCGGCGCGGTAGCGCTCAACAGCCGGCAGCGTGTAGCGGCGCCCGCGGCGCGTCACGCCGTACTGGTGATTGCCGGTAGTCGGCGGAAACGGCAGTATCAGTTCCATGGCAAGTCCCCCCAAAAAAGCCCGCGCGGCACTCGGCCAGGCGCAACGAGAGTCTGTAGGCGTATAGGATGGCATTCTCTCGTGGCGCAATGAGCGGCAACCATGCCGCGCGGTGTGAGTGCCAACAAAATGCGCGCAGCCGTCGGCCGACGGCACAGAACCGAACCGAACAACGCATGCCGCTTCAACGGCAACCTGGCTGCGCGCGTGAGCCCACATCAGAACGGAATCTCGTCGCGAGAGGCCGCCGCATCCTCGAGGTTCTCGATCGGCTCCGGCGGCTCAGCGTACGCCGGCGCCGTCGGCGCGCTGCCATGCGCGTCGGCGAGCTGCTCGACGCTGTCGACGCTGATCCCGGTGCGCGAGCGCGGCGAGCCGTCCTGCGCCGTCCATGTGTTGACGCGCACCTTGCCGGTGATGATGACGCGCGAGCCGACATGCGTAGCGGCCAGCGCCTTGCCGGTGTCGCCCCAGGCGTCAATGCGCACGTCGTCGTACCGCGGCGCCTCGCCCTTCTTCGCGCGGCCTTCCACGCGCAGCGTCGCCTCGGTAACCGACGAGCCCGAATCGAATCGCTTCGTCGTCGGTGCGACGGTGATGGTCCCCGAGAGAAGTACCTGGTTCACGCTACACCTCCTTGTGCTTCTGCAGCAGTTTCGCCATCCCCCACGCCGCCCACGCGGTCGCATACGCCGCGAGTGCGAACGCGTCCACGGCGTCTTTCAGCGGGATGCGTTCTTTCGTCACGTGGTGGCTCCTACGCTTCTTGTCTTTCTTGGATGCCATTGCCTACCTTTCCGCGGCATTGCCGCAGTCCCGGCGTCTGTCTCGACCGACAAGACGCAACTGAGTGAAACCACTAAGCCTCGAAGCCAGCGACGAATCGAAAGCGTCAATCGCCTTGAGGCCCTGGAAGCTCGTCACAATAGTCGGGCGCTCGTAGTCGCAGCGTCCAGATATGATCCCGAGAATCACGGATAGGCCGCGCTCGGTCTTTGCGATGGCCGTGATGTCATCGACGACGAGTAGCGCGCACTTGCGATAGTCCGACGTAACCATGATCTCTGTCTCGTCAGCTCCGCGACGCCACGTCGCTTGCACCTGCAGCATGATGTCCAACGCAGTGCGCCAGCGGCCTCCCCACTCACCGACGAGTGCCGCAGCAAGATGCGTCTTGCCCGCTCCATTCGGCCCGCTCACAAACACCGAGCGAGAACCACCGAGCGGACGAGACCACAACCAGCCAGGCGCACACCGCGCGTCGAAATCGTCTGCAGCAAAATGCTCAAGCAGCGCGCCTACGTACGCCGTAGGCACGCGGCTCGATTGCTGCGTAGATACGCACATCTCGTCGTGCGTCGGCACGTGGCACACGTTCTCGTCAGGCTCATAGACGACGCCTTGCGCCTTAAGACGCTCTAACAATTTCTGCAGGTCCATGCTCATGCTCCTACAAAGCCGTCAAATTTGTGCGCGTCATTCATCTCGCTGCTGCGCGATCCGGAGCTCGCGCGGTCGTCGTGCTGCCCCTCCATCAGCGCCCGCACCTTATCCGGGTTCAGAAACCAGCCGATGTGTGCTACCCATTTACGCGCGCCTCCGCCGCGGCAGAACGCCGACGCGGCCATGCGGCGCAGAGCCTCGACCCAATGCTCGCGGAAAAAAGCGTCGCGCCAGCAGGCCGCTAATGCGCTCAGGCGCGAGTCCTTCCCGTCGCAGTGCGGGAAGGGGTCTCCGAGCGCGTTCCAGGCCGTCACGAACTCCAGTACGGCTGCAGACGGGAAACCGTCCTCCTCCACGCGCGCGCTAGGTGTGTCCTTCTGTTCTTCTCTCATCTCATCTACTCTGGTCACGCTCTTGTCCCGTTCGCGCCGGGACGCTGGCGGGACAGAACCGTGACGCGAGCGTGACAATGATTTGCGATACTGGCCTTGGCAGCGTTCTTTCGCCGATTTCGACATGTGGCGGTCGAAGTTCGGGAACGTGATGCCGTTGTCTGTTACCTTCAGCCACCCCGCCGAAACCATGGCGTCCGCAAAGTTCGGGACATTAGCGAGACGGTCAAGGTACGATGTGGTCACGCCTGAAACGTGACCAAGCCGTGACACGCCAGTAACATCGTCCGCCCACGCCCAGACTGCGGCAAGTGCGCCGACGACGTGCAGCTCCGGGATGCCGAGCTGCGCTGACATCTGGATGACTGCCGGGTCTCTGAACACGTCCTTGCGCACCTTGATCCAGCTCACGTCTTCACTCCTCTTTGCGCGCCAGCGCTGACGGCGCGCACGCCACCCAGACATCCGCCTGCCTGCCGCTCGCCGTGCGGCGCGTGCGGCCGGCGCGGCGCACCTTGCCGTCCTGCTCCAGCTCGCGCCGGCGCGGGCGCTCCGTGTTGCCAGGCATGCCGAGCGCCGCCTGGAGCTCGTCGTCAGTCATGCCCATGTCGCCAGCGGCGGTGATCGCCGCGAGCACGCGCGCCCGCAAGCGTGCCGCCAGCGGCGCGATGCGCTCCGCCGCTGCCTCGCTGGTGCCGTGGCGGGAGGACGGCGGGGGGCAGAGGTCGGGAACCTCGTAGGTGTTCACAGCCTCTCGTCCTCTCGCACTCCGCAGAAGAACCGCCGTAGCGCGGTTCCCGTCGGCACGCCTTGCGTCTCATCGCGTGCGCGCATCCCCGCGGGCTTGCCGACCCATGCCGGCGGCGTCGCCTCGCTCGCGCCGCAGAACTCCTCGTCCTCGCCGTCGCCGTTCATCTCCTCGACCCACTTCTTGCCGGCGGTGAGGCGCGACCTCCACCGCTGCGGATACCAGCGGCCGGGGTGGTCGCGCAGGTGGACGCTCGCCGAGACGGCTTCATCAACGTCGCGCACTCCAGACGCCCACATGCCGTTATGCCGCAAGAACAGGTAGCGCTGCTCCCAGTCGGTGCCGTCAGTCGCACCGGCCAAGTACGCCTCGGGTCCGCCGCCGACCGTGGCCGGACCACTCTCGACGTACTGGACGCGCGGCTGCGGCGCGAATCCCTGCCGCTCCGCGAACGCCGCGATCTCGGTGCGGTTGCTCCACGCAAGCGCCGCGGCCATCGCCACACACACGAACACGATGAACTGCTTCATGCGTCACTCCCTTCAATAACCTCTTCCGCGGACTCCCCCTCAAACACGATGTCCAACTTGTCGTACACGAGGTTGACCATCTCCTCGAGCGTGTCGAGCCGCTCCCATATCGCCCGGATCTCGTCGCGTTCCTCGCGCGTCATGGCTTCACCCCGAGCACCGCCATGCTCCATGCGTACAGCGCGTCTCTTCCTAGCCATTCCAGCGCGGTCTTGTCGCATCCAGACGGGCCAGTGATTGTGGAACCAGACAGCGTATGGCCGACAAGCAGCGAAAGCGTCAGCTGGTCAGACTTGTCATGCACGGCGAGCAGGGCGATTCGTGCGATCTTGCGAATGACATCGTCGCTGCACCCGGACAGGATACGCGCGAGCATCTCGTCGTCGTGCTTGCGCGTACAGCTTGCGCAGTTGTGCTCTGTCATGGCCGCACCTCCTCGACGCTCACGTCAATCACGCCGCGCGAGAGCGGCGCCAGCTTGGCGAAAGCGGCGCGCGTGAGGTCTATGCAACGACCGAGGCGGCGCGCCGGGCCGCGGTCGGTGACGACGCAGTCGACGCGCCGCTCGCCGTGCCGCACGCGCACTACCGTTCCGAGCGGCACGTCCCACATGGCGCACGTGTAGCGCGAGTCGACGAGCGGCTTGCCGTTCGCCATCAGCGCGTTGGGGTTCGCGCGGGTGCAGCACTCTGCGCGCGAGTACCACGACGCTTTCCCGCGCCGGACACCTGTGGCGTCGACCGGCGAATCGGCGAGCAGCTCGCGCGCCGCGAATACCGCGAGCACGCACATTCCCAGGAAGGTTGCCCACGCCACAAACGAATAGAACTGCTTCTCCATCTTCACTCTCCTTCTTTTCTAAGACCTTCTCCTCCACCCCACGCATAAATTGGCCGACCGCTGGCCGCATGCGCAACGGCCGGCCGCTCGAAAGGAACAGTCAGTCTCCTCCACCTGGCGTGGCCGCAACGGCACTCTCGCCGTGCAGCCACGCGAGCGCTTCCTCGCGCTGCTCGGCGCTCAGCGTCGTCGAGAGGCGCAGATGCCGCTCGACGAGAATCCGCAGCACATCACCGTCACCCTCGCGCGCACAGTGCAGCGCGATACTCGCGAGGCCGAACATCTCGATCTCGCTCAGCGCAAACAGAGCTGACGGGGTATTGCACGTCATGCGAGTCCCTCCTTCTCGCTCTGGTCGTCACCGGCGTCCTGCTCGTGCTCGCGCAGCCAGTCGGCGTGCGCGTCGCGCACCTTCGCCAGCGTCACTGTCACCCACTTCGGCGGCATGTCGATGACACTGCGCGCGGCCTTGCCGTCGGGCGTCTCCGAATAGATAGCGCACAGGCGCTGCGCCTCGGTGATGTTGCCTGCGGCCATTTCGAGCAGCAGCCCGCGCAGCTCGGACTGTTCTGCGGTGAGCTGCTTCGGCGTGCTGCCGGCGGGCGCGGGGCCTGCCGGATGCGCGGCGACGGGGATGGGGCCCGGAACGATTGTCGGCACGGGGACTCCCGACATGAGCCACTCGCGCACCGGCTCGATCCACTCCCCGGTAGGCTTGTTGATCACCTGGCCGTCGATGAGCGGGCAGCGAGTTTTCGATACGCTCAGGTTGTGCTGCAGGTCGAGGTCACAAAAAATTGTGAACTCGTATTCCATCCCATCTCTCTGGATGGGCTTGGTCCCGATCTTGCGCGGAACCTGCTTGCCGCGGTCGTCGATCTCAAGTACGTACTCGGTCTTGGTCCGCAGCGTCGCAATGATGTGACACGGTGACGACATGATGGACTCGACGAGCATCCGATGCTGCGGCGTTACGTTGCGCCACGCCGTGAACTTGTTGGCGTCGCGCGCCTTGTCGACCTGGTCGAGCGCGCCGCCAGTCCCCTCCCATGCATGCGAGAGGCTGTCGATGATCAGCACGTCGTATCCGGCCGCACCGGCGTCCTTGATGGCCTGTGCGTAGGTGCTCGGCGCGTACTGGCCGGGCATGAGATTCATGTTGTCCCACTGCCAGACAGCGCCGCTCGGCTGCTTGCCAGAGTACAGCGCTGCGGATCCGTTCTCGGTGTCGAGCACCGCGACGCGGCCTCCGGCCTTGACGATCTGGAACGCGAACGTCAGCGCGGTGTACGTCTTGCCGCTCCCGGCGGGACCGTCGAGCGCGATGCGCAGCTTGCTCTGAGTGCGAGAGACAGGCGCAAACATGTCACGCCTCCGCCGCGGCGTAACCGCGGATCTCGGCGCGCAACATCTTGAGCGCGTCGCGCGCGGCCTTGCGCTCCGTGTTCGCGCGTCGCAACAACGCGCGGTGCTCTGCTGTCTTTAGCGCGAGCGCGCGCACGTCGGCACGGCGCGTGGCGAGCTGCGGCGCGATGCGCATGATGGATGCGCGCTGCGCTTTCGCCTCGATCCGAGCCTGCTCGGCGGCTGCCAGGTGCCGATTGATTTCCTCGCTGCGCTCGATGGCGCGCTCGCGCCTCGCCGCGCGTTCGGCGCGTTTTGCCTCGCGGTGCGCCTTGATGCGCGCGCGCCATTCCGCGATCTGCTCCTTCGTGATGGTGTTGGCCTCTGACATGACTGCTCCTTTCCGCGCCTGGTGGCGCTACCGTTCTGACGCGCCGTCGAGCTCCAGCCCGAGCGGCGTCTCGTCGTCCTTCTCTGCGTCTGGTGCCGGCAGATCCCACTCCGGCTTAGCGTCCGCGCGGCGGGCGTCCTCGTGCTGCCGCGCGACGGCGAACGTGTCCCACGCACCCGAACGAAACCACCCTTCCTGCATCATCTGATCACCTCATTAGATATGCGACCGACACGCGCAACGCTGCAGCGATGCTACGTAGCGTCGCAACACGCGGCGTGCGTTTCCCGCGCTCAATAAGGCTGATCGCCGACTCCGACATGCCGACCTCGACGGCAAGCCGCAGCAGCGTCCAACCTTTGCGCTGGCGTACGTCTCTGATTCTCTGCACTCGACCTCCTTTTGTTTCGTCAAGAAGGTACCATGCGCTTGACGCCAAGTCAACAGCCAGGACGGAATTTTTTATTGTCAAGAGAAATGTGCAATGCTTGCGATTGCGTCCGCTCGCGATACAATGCGGCTTCGGTGTGGTGCGAGGCATGACGGCATGGTTAATATTCTCGGCTATTGCGCGCGCTGTCCGAGCGGCGCGTACGCCTACTGGTGTGGCGCGTGCTGGATGATCCTGCACGGCCGCGCCGAGTTCCTGCTGCCGGACGACCCGGCGGCCAGCGAGCCGGTGATGGCCGACTCGCCGGACGCCGAGCGCGCGTACTGCATGGCGTGCAGGATGCGCCTGCGTGACGGACGCTATGCGGACGACACCGGCATGTGACGCCGCCGTCCCAACGGGGGGCGCGCCGCGAAAGCCTCGGCGAGCCGCGACTCGTCGAGGATCCACGCGCGCCCGACGCGCTGCGATGGCAGCACGCCAGACGCGCACAGCCTGCCGATGGTGCGCTCGGACACGCCGAGCCGACGCGCGGCGGTAGATGCGGATATCAGCATGCGTCGGTACTACGATGCTCGCCCACAGAGGACACGGGCGAGGTCGTCACCTCGATCTCAACCCATGTGCTTCCGTCCTCGGGGTGCAGCACGCGCATGAAGTAGACCGAACCGGTGAACTTGCATGGTGCCGATCTGACGGTCATGCCTTGCGGGTCCACAGACACGCTCCGACCTACCTCGGCGTGGTTGTGGTCGTAGAAGACCAGCGGGCAGCCTGCCGGAAAATGATCTGGCAGCGCAAGTAACGCCCTCGACCTGTCTGCGAGTTCGGCCATGTCGCTCTCTCCTATCTCGCCGGGGCTCCGCGCCCGGCCTGCGCCCCCCTCGGGGGTGATCGACGCCACGCGCGAGGCATCCCGCGCGTGCGCGCCCACACGCATGATCTACTCCGCAATTTCGCGCTCGCACCACGGGCGCACAGCACCCACGTCGATGACGTAGTACCAGCCGCCGGCGGGCAGCGGCATCGCACGGCGTCCGCATGCCGGTCTGCGTCCCGAGGCCCACGTCCACCAGGGACCGCGCCGCGACATGCCGAGCGCGCCGCACAGGGCTCCTGTCGTGGTGGCCTTGTTCGCGGCGATGCGGCCGCAGCTCGCCCACACCAGGATGAGATCGCCGACACGGATGGCCGCCATGCCCACGCACTCGGTCTGCGCGGGGTAGCCATACTTGTTCGCGACGCTCCCGCCGTGCCAGGCGTGATAGGTGGCGCCCGTACGGGCTGCCTGCTGGATGAGCTCGATGACCTCCTCGCGGGTGGGCGGTACTGTGCGGCGTACACGCAGTCGATAGGTGCTCGTGTCGGTGCAGCTCTCGATGATCCGGTCGATGATATCCGTCATGTCTCGTCTCCGTCCTCCGCGCAGTCCGGCGCGCGGCTCCGGCCGGGCGTTACTCGCGCCCGACACTTATATCGTCGGATATCCGACGACAAAGTGCAAGGGTAATCCGAGATAGTTCCTCGAATTTGCGTAAGCCTGTGCGCCATCGCGCGATGCGAGCTGCCTATCCGCGCCGCCGCAGCCGATCCGCACGCACCGCCTGCGCCCCACACGCCGCACCACGCCGCACCGCGCACCATGGCGATGTGAACGCGCACTCACGGTAGCGGTCACGATCTACTATAAGCGCCGCCTATCGTCGGGTATAGGTGGAGCCTATGGCGGACGACGAACGCGGTACGACTACGGCGACGAGCACGCCAGCGGTACCGGCCGAACCCGCGCACCAGACATCATTCACTAAGAGCGACGGCGCGGCTGAGGCCGTCAGCAAGACGAGCGAACAGGTGCCACGCGACGCCAAGGGAAAATGGCTGCCTGGCCGCTGTCCCAACCCCGCGGGCCGTCCCAAGGGCTCGCGGTCGCTCACCACGATTCTGCGCGAGATCCTCGCACGCAGGCTGCATCCTGAGGATACGGCCGAGGACGCGCTCACTCGCGCCGAGGCGTTCGTCGAGGCTGTGCTCGCACAGGCCGAGTCCGGGAACGCCACATGCGCCAAAGAAATCTGGGAGCGCATGGACGGCAAGGTGCCGGACCGCATCGAGGCGAAGCTCGGCGGCAACTGGTCGATGGAATACGAGCAGGCCACCGAGGACGACGACACGGAGCCGCAGGACGACGCCGGCAACGAGGTGGGCGATGAGTCCTGACGTGCTCGCTGCTCTCGCCTCGCCGCGGCTACGTCAGCGCAAGGTATGCCGACCGCGTGTGACGCGCAAGCAATTCGAGTTCCTCTCGCTGCCGACGCGCTTCTCGGGCTTCGTCGGGGGCCGCGGCTCGGGCAAGACTACCGCCGGCACGCATAAGGCCGTCGAGCACGCGGGCATCGAGAAGTGCACCGGGGTCATCATCTCGCCTACCTACGGCAACCTCGAAGACATCAACATGCCGGCGTTTCTCGCGCTGGCCGAGGCGGGCGACATCATCGCGTCGTTCAACCGCTCGCGCCACACGGCGCACATGACCAACGGGAGCATCGTCCACTTCCGCAGCGCCGACCATCCCGACTTCATGCGCGGTCTCAGTGTGTCCTGGGCGTGGCTGGACGAGGCGGCGCAATTGGACGAGTACACCTGGCGCGTGATCCTCCCGGCTCTGCGCGAGTTCGGGCGGCCTGGGCGGCTGTGGCTCACTACCACGCCGCGCGGCAAGAATTGGATCTGGTCGCGCTTCGCACCGCAACCTGGCGAGACGCCGGAGCAAGCCGCGCACCGCTCGTCGCGCTACGGACTCGTCCACGCGAGCACGCGCGACAATACGTTCCTCGCGCCGGAGATCGTCTCAGACCTCGAGTCGGACTACGGCGTCGGCTGGTTTGCGCGGCAGGAGCTCGCTGGCGAGTTCTGCGATCCCGAGGGCTCGCTCTTCCAGCGGCCTTGGTTCCGCTACGTCGAGCGCGCGCCGGCGTTCTCGCGCCTCTACCGCGGCTGGGATCTCGCAGTCTCCACCAGGAGCAGCGCGGACTACACCGTCGGCGTGCTGCTCGGCATCACCGCTGACCAGGACGTGTACATCCTCGACTGCGTGCGCTTCAAAGCCGAATGGCCTGACGCGCGCCGCCGCGTGATCGCCACCGCTGCCGCCGACGGCGACGGCTGCATTCAGTGCGTCGAGAGCGTCGCCTTCCAGCTCGCCGCCATCCAAGAGCTGCGCCGCGAGCCTGCCATGTCGCGCTACGCGCTACGCGAGGTGCGCGCCGAACGCGACAAGCTCAGCTACGCGCTACCCGTCGCGAGCAAGGCGCAGGCCGGGAAGCTCTATCTCGTGCGAGGCGCGTGGAATGCGGCGTACGTCGACGAGTTCTGCGCCTTCACGGGCGAGGCGAACCAGCAGGGCCACGACGACCAAGTCGACGGCACCACCATCGCATATCGCTGCGCAACGAGGCCGGAGGTCCGGTTGAGGGAATTGTGATGCTGAAGCAACTCGTATCGCGCATCCTCACCTGGGCCGGAGTCGAGCGCCGCATGTGGGTGCAGAACGACCCCACCTGGGCGTTGGCGAAGCTCGTTGACGGCACGGACAAATTCTCAGATCCGTATCTGCAGCACGAGTGGGTCTATGCGTGCATCAAGAGCGTCGCGACGAACATCGCCAGCGTGCCGCTGGTGCACCAGACGGGCAGCGCAAAGAGCGTGCGCGTGATCCAGACAGGTCCGATATACGACATCCTCAATCGGCCGAATGCGCTGTGGTCGCGCTGGCACCTGCTCGAGGCAACTATCTCGTGGCTCGAGTCCTGCGGCAACGCAATCTGGGTGCTCAAGCGTCCTGGCCCGAAGGTGGTTCCTGCCGAGATCCTCTGCTTCGGGCGCGAGGGCTTCGAGGCGAAGTGCGCGGACAACGCCGTCGTATCCTATCGCTACCGACACGACGGGCTCGACGTGACGTTGCAGCCGCACGAGGTGATTCACTTCCGCTTGTGGAATCCGAAGTCGCCGGTGTGGGGCATGGGTCCGCTGCAGGCCGCCATGATTGCTGCCGAGAGCGACTACGAGGCGAGCGTCTACAACCGCGCCTTCTTCAAGAACAG